CAAGACCCTGCGTCGCATGCTGAAGAAGAAGGGAATGAAGACCACGGGCAAGAAGGCGACCCTGATGAAGCGTCTCCACATGCGCGGTGGTGGCGATGAGCTTGGCTCGCCCATCAAGGCGACAGAGGGCGGTCGTCGTCGCCGTCGTCGCGAGGAGGAGGGTGGCAGCCGCCGTAAGCGCCGCGAGGAGGAGGAGGGTGGTCGCCGTCGCCACACTCGCCGCGGCTTCATGGGCATGCTCTAAAGTGCTCCCGCGATCTCTGAAATCAACGTAAACAGCTCATCCGAAAACCCATAGTGGCATCCATTCGTCTCCGTCACCGGTGGCTTGCGGCTACTCGTGTTCTTGCGATGCACTAAACTCACAATCACATTCTGGGGAGACAGCTCCCGACACATGTGTTCGCGACCGCGAATGAATGCGTCACCCTCAGCCACCTGGACCTCAGGAAACTGCCGATCCATCCAGAACTTGCGAGTAAAACACAGTGTTGCCTCGGACACCCGCTGGCTCATGGCCAGCGTCGGAGGAGGCACATTCATGAAGGATACGTGCTTGTGAATCTCGTAGCATGGCAGGATTGTTGAGAACAAGCACTCCTTCTTTGGTTCGGCCAGCAAGTGGGCTACGCGGGTCAGGATCGAGTTGGTGGGATACACATCGTCATCGTCCATCATCACCAGCACATCGTGACTCGCATACTCCACGGCCAGATTCCGCTTGGCACCAATGGTCAGTGGCGTGTCCACCAGAATGTACTTGACATTCGGCATGTCGGTAATCAGCTCCTTGATGGGATCGTCTCCGTCATCCACAATGACCCACTCGATCTTGGCATCGGGGTAGGACTGGGCCACCCTGCAGTACTTCAGCAGAGGGATAAAGGCACGGCGATTCCGAGTCAGGGTGATGATCGAGATACAGGGCAGATCCTCCTCCTTGGGCATATGCTCTTGGATGGAATAGCGAGGACGCCCCTTCAAGGTGTCGATGCGCTTGGCCATGCGCTCCACGAACTCTTCGTGACGGTCCTCGTACTGCTTGCGGCACGCGTCGGACATTTCCCGAAGGTGTGCATCTGGGGTTCCGACATAGACCTTCAGGGCCTCCACCACAGATCCCACATCCGTATCTTCCAAGACACCCATGCAATGCGGGTGCGGAACCTCCTTGGTCGTCGAAGTCCACAGAGCCGACTTGGTCAGCTCCATAAAGGGTGCAATCGGACTGATCAGGGGCACACAGCCACTCGACATGGCTTCATTCACTGCGTGTCCGAATCCCTCGGCAACGGACAGGCACACGACCAATCCCGACTCGGCCAGGAGCGCATCGTAGTCCTTGTCGCTCAAGACTTCCGAGACCAACTTGATCTTGCCCGCCACATAGTCGGGGAGTATACCAATCCTTACATGGGCAGGCGAGTGGACAATGGTCAGCTCGGGGAGCAGTTCGTATAGCGATGGATCTTCGTGCTGAATGCGCATGTAGGCCTGGACAATAGGCTTCGGGTGGCGCCAGACATTCTTGCCCACAGGAACAATGCCCTTGTTGTAGTTCTTGACGGGCGTGTACTTCTTGTCGATGGAGGTCCATCCCACGTAGTGCACAGGCGCGCACCCGGGAATGGCCTCGAACATCTTCACTGCGCTGTGCGTCTTGACCCAAATCTGGTCGACCATGGCTGTGTATGGAAACCAAGTTTGGTAGGTCCACTCGGGGTTCGGGACCCACACATTCATACCTGCAAACGGGAACAGCGCAGGGTTGATAACCTCGATAAAGACATTGATCTCAGCCTCGGGGCAGTGAGGCTGCTGGTGCGGAACGTGTCGGATCTCGGCGTCGGGTCCCAACACGTGTGCAAAGAGGGCGTGTAGAATCTGGGTATCTTGGGCCAAACCCGTCAAGGGCGTTGCCGTTCCGATCAAATTCACTCGCATTGTGTTACACTTGATTGCGTTTCGTAAATGTCTTCCGCGGATGTGCTCGCAGAGTACGACGAGCAAGTCCCATTGCTTTCCACGACTCCTTGGTCCGAGGCGCACAGGGTGTCAGGACCATCGGACGGTCAAAGAACCACTCGTTCGTTCCGAAAGACAGGACCTTGCGTATCGGGGCATCCTCGACCTTGCTTTCCCATGTCTCCGTCAGCTTCAGGCAGACTTGGTACATCTCCTCCGTTCCGTATCCATACTGCCGATCGGTAATGTCCGAGCAATAGGCCGAGTCGTCCAGCACAAAGGTTGTCCCATTCCAGGCCAGACCATCCACAGGCCGAAACATGGACCACACGGGTTCCCACACGAACCAACGCGAGCCGATGTGTAGATAGGCGCGATCGTGGAAGCGGTGTATCATTACCCGTTCAGAAGAAACTCTTGAGCTCGCCTGTCCGCGAGCCATAGACCTGTGTGGCCACGGGGTTCGCAATCGGAGCGGGGAAGTCAAGAATGTCCTTGCGGTAGTAGACATACGCCTCCACCTCCGACATGATGCTATTGCCGCAGTAGGAGACCACACGGTCGTTCAGCTCTTCCAGAGCCTTGGCCACCACACTGGGGTCGTTATCGCCATACTGCAGGTAGTAGCTGCGCATGATGATCATCAGGTCGGCCTCAGACTGGTCGTCGATCGAGTACTTGCCATTGCTACGAGCGTGCACATCGGCCTTGATCTTGGCCTGAAGGTTCGATATGTTGGCCTGGCTGAAGAACATCTGGTTCAGCGGCGTGCACGAATGACGGTAATTGATGCGCTCCATCATCGTAGACGGAACCACACCCGCTTCGGGGGAGTTCAGTGTGACAGGAGGAACACTCTGTCCCTCCTGCGAACCCGACAGAGGAAGACGGCCCGTGTGTTTCGGGGCCGCTTGGATGGCTGTGCCTGTGTAAAAGTCCGCTAAACTGGGGACAGAGTAGTCAAGGCTGAACTGCATTGTGAGTTCACTACACAATATTCTGTCCAAATTGGCTGGTGTCGGGAGATGCACAAGTCAATTCCACGGTATATGTGGGCTGCAACGATGTGTTCAAGAAGGGCAAGTTGGACCCCACCAAGGACTGTGGTTCTAACACATTCGAGTTCGTATTGGTGGTTCCGTATCCATTGATGGCCCCGGGGTACTTGGGAGTTGCATTGCCCTGGGCATCCGAGACAAAAAAGTTAGGAAGCACGAATCCATTGTAGGCTGCCACATTGGGCAGTGTCCGCGCATACCCTGCAGACAGGTCACGAGGACCCATCACACCGTTTCCAGTATCGACATAATCCAACAGTGCCAGAACTGGCAGTGGGTTGCCTACGAGGTTCTTGATAAAGTTGATCTTCGACGTGGGAGTCAGCGGAGACACTTGCATGTTGCAGAGCGTGGTGGTATCGAACAGGACGCGGTCTCCGATGCGGAGGTCGTTGGAACTAAAGTACGAGTAGTCAGCAGCAAAGCACTTCAAGAACAAACCACTCGAAGCATCGGCCTGGATCAGCGAGACGGCAAGTGTGTCCAACTGGGTAAACGGTGTTCCGATTGGATCCGTCAGGTTGATTGTCAGTTTCTGGAGACTCGGAATCGGAGAGGGAAGCTGATGTGCCTCAAGCCCCCAAGGCTCATAGTCATAGTGCTGAACGCCAATATCAAGGGTAAAGTCCGTCTGTGTGCGCGTCTTCTGCGTCAGGGCAGAAAAGGTGCGGCGCGTAGGTTCATTGCCACCGTAGTAGTCGCCGTAGTAGGTATCCAGATTCAAGAGGAGATACGGGTAGGTCGAAAAGGCAGAGTATGTCTTGCCCACGACGTGCTGCGTGATAGCCGCCGAATCTGCATTCCCTGGAATACTGGGTACGATCAAAAACTGTTTCTGAGGGAGAATGGCGCGAACCATGCGAATGGAGGTCACGAACACTGCCTGGTCTACCGTGCCAAAACCAAGTCCCGATGGCTGAATAAAGTAGTTGTCATTTGGCAGATTGCAGTTGGGCACATTCGTCAGGGATGGGTTGTAAGGCGGGTACGAGACGCCATTGTAGATCCATCCAGTTGTGTTCGGGAGCCCAGGCACAGTGTTTTTATGCCCAAGCGTGTTGGATGCGTACAACGGCACAGTGGGATTGTTCCCCGTGACGGGCTTGGAGACATACTGGGGAACCTGGCTTCCAAATGAAAAAACTAAGTTTGAATACGGATTGGGTTGCTGAACAAAGTTTCGGTGAGCCGTGTCAATCACAATATAGCGCTTCGAGATCATTGTTTGGGGAAGTTGCTGGACAGCTGTTGCTGCGGCTGTATTGGCCCATCCCGATGTAGACATTGTGTCCTTTATCCTAGGGCCTGTAAATCGGCAAGCCAGAGAGTCTCCGCGTTCGTTGTCTGGAGCCTGGAGATCTCTGCGCGAATCGTCTCCATCTCGGCAATGTGCTTGTCGCTGACCTCCTTGGTGAAGGAGGACACGGGCAGCCGCATGATGTAGTCGTAGGACCCCTTGATGGTCTGATAGCCATGCTGCTCCAGCAGAGAGTCGCACTCCATTCGCGTCTTGCGCCTCAGGTTCGGCACCTGCACATCCTCGCACTGGCTCACGATGAATCGAACCACATTCGTGTGGAGGGGAAGCTGCTCCTCCAGCGCCTTGATCTGGTGGTTGCGCCGCGTCTCGTACAACTCCAGACGGACGCTCCAGAAGTCATTGAGAATACTGTTTAGGCTGTCGTACTTGGTGATGACACCCTTGGAGTTGAAGGCGTGCATGTTGGTGGTCTTGATCTTGACCGTCAGTGACTTGACCAAGGCAGCCTCCTCGATGCCCTTGATGCGAATGTTAATGTCCTGGTCCGTAGAGGTGTCCACAAAGTCCTTGATGCGACCCTCGGCCAGCTCCTTCTCCAGCCACTCGCGGTAGTCGGCTGTCCACTCGCCAGGCGGGAGCTCCGTCACCACGAACTCGTCGCCCACTTTCTTGTAGACGCCCACTGCGCCCTCCTCCGTGTAGGTGCCCTTGAAGCCCTCATAGTACGGGACGAGCTTCGTGCTGGACAGCGGAGTCCCAGCTTGGATCTTGGCAATCAGAGCGTTCTTGATGACCTTCGGATCGCACGGCGGAATGTTGGTGGAGTATCCAGTGCCGATACCGCGGGCCCCATTGACCAGCAACATCGGGAGCACGGGCGCATACCACTCGGGCTCCACGGGCAGACCGTCGTCGTCGCGATACGTCAGCACATCCATGTCCTCCTCGCGAACCAGCTTGCGCACAATCGGCTGGAGGTAGGTGTGGATGTAACGGGGAGACGCCGAATCCTTGCCGCCCTGCAGTCGCGTACCGAACTGTCCCTGCGGAACCAGCCAGGCAATGTTGTTGGCGCCCATGAAGGTCTGGGCCATACCCACAATGGTCTCATTCAGCGACGCCTCACCGTGGTGGTATCCCGTGTGCTCAGACACATACCCTGCGAACTGGGCCACGCGGATCTCCTGCGTGAGGTTCCGCTTGAAGGCCGCATACAGGATCTTGCGCTGCGAAGTCTTCAGTCCGTCCATGACAGACGGGATGGAGCGCTCCAAGTTGTAGTATGAGAAGTGGATCAAGTCCTTGTGGATAAAGTCACTGTATGGAAGCTTGTTTCCAGTCGGAATCAGCACCGATCGGTCATAGCCCTTGAGCCAGTCCTTGCGGTCATCTGCACGCTGCTTGTTGAAGGCCAGGTCAATGGCAGGGTCCGACTCGGCAGTGTAGTCGAACTTGACGGCGTTGACCTTGGTGAAGTAGTCCTTGGCCTCGTCGCGCGTCGAAGTACCCAGTCCCTTGTAGTACTTGACCTTCCACGCTGGCGACTTCCCGTCACCCGCCCTCCATTGCTCGTACTCGTACTGCGAGTAGAAGACCTTTGTCTCCTTGCCCCGATTCGCCTTGACGATGGGCGTAGCCATGTAGGTCAGGAACCCAGGGATGGCAATGAGCTCGTGCCAGAGCTCGTGGAACAGGTTCACCAGCAGACCACGAATGTGGCTGCCATCGAGATCCTGGTCGGTCATGATCATGACGGATCCATAGCGCAAGTCGGCCACAGTCGCATACTTCTTGCCCGAGGTCAGGCCGAGAATCTTCTTCAACTCGGCAATCTCCTTGGTCTGCTCGACCTTGGAGTCAGACGTGTCCTTCACATTCAGCACCTTGCCCTTGAGCGGGTAGACGCCGAAGGTCTTGCGCTGCTCTTGGGACAGACCACTCAGGGCCATGGCCTTGGCTGAATCTCCCTCGGTCAGGATCAGCGTACACTTGGCCGAGTCCTTGGTGCCCGCCAGCACTGCGTCATCCAACTTGGGAATGCCCGTGATTCGGGACTGCTTCTTGCCGTCCGTCTTGGAGTTGTCCTTGGCATCCTTGGCCGACTGCGCCTCGACAATGGTCGAGACCAGGTTCAGCTTGGTCACCACCTTCTTGAGCATGTCGTCGGAGAGCTTGGGGCTGGACCCGAAGGCAGTCTGCTTAGTCGTCAGCGTCTCCTTGGTCTGGCTCGTGAAGCTCGGGTTCTCGATCATGGCCGTCACGAAGACAGCCAAGTTGTCGCGGACCAGGCCCGGCTTGACCTTGATCTTCTTCTTGGTCTCGAGGAACTCCACCACGTGGTTGACCACTTGGGACGTGACTGCATCCACATGGGTACCGTTCTTGGATGTCCAGATACCGTTCACAAAGGACATGGCGAACTGCTTGTCCGTCGGGCTGTCGGCAATGGCAATGTGCCACCGCTCATTGGGAGACTCGTACACAATGGTCTCGCACCCGAAGCCCTTGGCGTACTCAGTCAGGTTCTTGCACTTGACAGGCGTGCCATTCCAGCTGACCTTCACATCCTTGCCCAGCGTCATGGCCAGGTCGTAGACGCGGCGCTCGATCAGAGACTGCATGTCCGCAGAGATGTTCGTCATGCCGAAGCGCGCAAAGTCGGGCGTCCAATCAATCTGGACCGACGATGTCTTCTTCTTCCAGGCCTTGAGAACGGGCTCGCTCACCTTGGTCATGTTGTCCTTGAAGTCCTGCGTGTAGTGAAGCTGGCGGCCTGCGTCCTGGACATGGACGGTCATGCTCTTGGCAAAGATGTTGACCAGCTTGACTCCGTAGCCATTCTTGCCGCCCACCAGCTTCTTCTCGTCCTTGTTGTAGTTGGTCGACGTCAGCAGCTCGCCGAAGATCATCTGGGGAATCCAGACCTTGTGCTCGGGATGCTGGGCGACATCGATGGGCTCTCCGTCATTGCGAATGGTCAGCGTCTGCCCGTCGCCGACGACATAGACCTCGATGCTCTTGACGGGCGTCTCGGAGTTCTTCTGGCGCAGACGGATGACGTGGTCGTGCGCATTCACCAAGAGCTCGTCGACCAGCTTGTAGAAGCCAGGGTTGACAGGAATGGTCGCAGACTTGAAGTTGTCTCCGTCGCGCACAAAGACCTCCTCGGGTCCAGTGACGATGCTGCCGACATAGGTATCGGGGAGGTCGAGGATGTGCTCGCGGTGCGTCTTGCGTTGGTAGTTGGTTGAGAGTGCCATGGTAAGATAGTTCAACCACACACCATAGTCTTTTCGTTTTTAAAGATAAGATGCAGGGCGTTCAAGGCCCTCAAGGTCCGCAGGGGTTTCCAGGTGCTACTGGTCCCACTGGATTCCAAGGATCACAGGGTCCACAGGGGCTTCCGAACGGTGCAGCAGGTGCTGACTTTTATACCTCCAACACTCGACTGAACCTCTACTCCTTCACGACGGGCTCGACACTTGCATTCTCAAACGGAAGTGCATCTACGTACTACAACATTACGTCCACGACGCCATTGACAGTCTTGTCCAATGCGAGTCCAGGTGCAACCAGTGCAGGGGCGTTCTGGGTCTTTCGAAACAACACGTCTGCTCTCATAACGGTCACGGGGCTTGTCAATATGTCTGTAACATACGCAGGGGCAACGCCTGCATACGTCCTGTACATTGGAAGTGGAAATGCCATGACCCTTGTGTCAGCTGGAGGGTCATCCTTTATTGCGTTTTAACAAATGAGCACTGGCCCGACGGGTCTCCGAGGACAAGATGGACTACAAGGGGCTCTCGGTCCGACGGGACCAACGGGCATAACGGGACTCACGGGATGGGGAGGGTCTCCTAAACCAGGTCCAAATGGAACGGGGACATTCCGATTGTCTCAGGTTGCGTCGGGTACAACGATCACAGTGACGACAGCGTCAATGGGCACATCCTACTACATCACGACACCTGGACTCACTACGATTGTACTGCCATCCTCCATGGCGGGCATTACGGCAGGCGCCTTTTGGGTGTTTCAGAATGACACGAGTCTTGCACTGTACATATCCCTGACCAATGGAACTGCACTGTACATGGGTGCACCCGCTGCATCCCTGCTTACCGTACCGAGCAATTCAGGGTTGACTCTCGTGTACACGGGAACTGCACAGGGTTATATTGTTTTTTAGGAGTAATGCTAGCGAGCGCACTGCTCAAGGCGTACCCGGTTGGCGGCACGGGACCCGTACTTCCAAGCTGGTCGCTTCCAAGTGGAAGTCAGTTGTATCCCATGCGACAAGGGCTTCTATACAGCTTGCCCTACAACAAGATCTTCTGGGTGTCTCGAAATGGATCGAACTGGAGCTTCTTCAATGTTCTGCCCACGGGTGCAAACGGAACGGTTCCATCCCCATTTCCACTTCTTCCTTCGGCCACAGGGACATCGTTTGCTCTCAACTCGGTTGTCTTGAACCAGGATAGCACAGTGGCCTACTCGCTCTACGACACGAACCTGGGCTCTGGAGTGAAGAGCTATCTGTATTCTGCAACATCCTCGGGCGGGTCCGTGCTTTACGGGGACAATACGCTCTCCATGCGTGGTATGGTGATGGACCCAACCAATAGCTTTCTGTACATAACGGAACAGACGGGTAACGCCATTGTAAAGGTAACAACGGGCGGGTCGCTTTCGAGCTTCGTGACAGTATCCTCGCCAAATGGTCTCGCAATTGACGGCGTGGGAAACCTCTATGTCGGACTGAATGGGTCGTATGTTTCGCGCGTAACGCCCTCGGGGACAGTCACTGCCTATTCGCTGGCAACCTTTACGACGCCCTCGGCTCTTGCGTACGATGTCGTGACGGCAATGCTAGCGGTGGGCGACTCGGCGACTGGGACAGTATACGGCGTGTCTCCGTCGGGGTCCACGGTACCTCTTGCAACTGGGATTGGGTCTATCGCGGGAATACTTGCAGTCGGTGGCCGCTTCTACATCTACGATGCTGTCGGAGGAATCAGGTCCATCGTAACCACGAGTTGAACAAGGCCTTCGGGCATTGTCCATCCAAATGTCACGCCCTTGACCTGGCTCTGCAGCGACGCAACCGCCTGATCAATGCTCGTTCCCAGGAGGTAGGCGACATACTCGGGCAATGTCCTTGACACGCTATCCACACAGACTGTGGGCACTGTCAATGGCGTAGACAGAACAACCGCGTGGTCTGGGAACCCCAGACCCGCCCACGCATGAAGCTTGTCGACCAGTCCGTTCGAGGATGTATCGAACAGTCCAGTCAGCGCCGCACGGTCAGCTGCCTCCTTTGCCGTGCGCGCGGCGACTGTACTTTTTAGGTCATCCAGAGTGACTAGGATTGTTGCCATTTTGTTTACCTTCAAGAGTTTTCACTAACCAGTCCAGACAAGAGTATATGCCACCCAAGAAACAGCTTCAAGAAGCACCCGTGGTCTTTTCCTTAAGGTTGCCGTTAGAAGAACATGTGCCGATTCCCGCAGAAGGTGGGACCAATTACTCGGATATCCTGTCGGCCGTGGAAACCTCAAAGGTTGCCGAGCGGTTCAATACGGAGACCATGCGGGAGATCTTGACGCGGACCAAGAGCCCGACCTACGCATCGACCACCTCCTGCTTTTGGTGCTGCTCGCCCTTTTCGTGGAAGGCCTGTGTTCTGCCCATAAGCTACGATGCCTACGAGAACATGTACAGCTGCGAAGGTCACTTCTGCTCTCCAGAGTGTGGACTGGCCTATCTGTACGCCGAGACGTGTTCGGACACCACTCGCTGGCTCCGTCATTCTCTCTTGGTGGATCTGTATCGGACCGCCTTTGCAGAGAAGGAACTGACGCCTGCGCCGCCCCGCGCGGTTCTTCGTATGTTTGGAGGTCCGCTGGACATTGAGCAGTACCGCGAGTACTTGACGGTCTCCGACGAACTGGTCTCGGTTCAGCTGCCACCGCTTCGTCTTCACGTGCCGACAATGAATGTGCAGGGGCCCGCCCGCGATGTCAAGAAGTTTGTGGCTCTGTCGCAGGATACTGTCGACAAGGCGTCGAAGGAACTTCGTCTTCGTCGGTCCAAGCCAGTGCACTCGGCTGCGGCAACCTTGGACAAGTGCTTTTCATGAGTGATCACAATGGAGCGGGTGCCAACGGGAACGATTACGTGTGAGCGCAGTAACCAGTCGCAAACGGCAACCTCTCAGCAGCGGGGTGCCGCTCCTCAGAGTTTGTATTCCACACGCATGGATTCGGTCATTCATCAGGTCACCATGCTACCAGCCATGAAGAGTCTGCTGTCCGTTACGCACCACGACTACCTTCCGAACGAATTCGAGCCCGTGCTCCTGGAGACGGATGTGTACTTTGAACTGAAGGACCTCAAGGTGGTGGAGGGCCACCTAGACAGCATCAAGTTCATGCTGACCTGCTACGAACACGATGTCCAGCACCTTCAGGAGTTTGTGGACAATTGCAATGCTGCCTACGAGCGCCGCATGGCCAACAAGCTGGGTACCCATCGCTACTATTTCGATCAGATGGTGAACTCCAAGGCCAAGAGCACGCAGAATCCCCTGCCCACAACGCACCTGGTCTACACCAAGGCCAAGTTCGTGACCAGCCGCACCTTTGACAATGTGTTCTTTCAGCAGAAGAAGCAGGTTCGTCATCGCACCAAGTTCTTCCTGGAGCACCGCGAGTGGTACGAGCGCAAGGGCATTCCGTATACGCTGGGGTTCCTGTACCACGGACCGCCTGGCACGGGAAAGACCTCCACCATCAAGGCGATTGCCAATGAGGGGCGGCGCCATATTATCAACATCCAGCTCTCGGAGATCAAGACCAAGCAGCAGCTGCAGCACCTCTTCTTCAATGACGAGATCCATGTGTACAATGGAACCAATCTGGAGCGCTACACCATTCCCGTGTCGGAGCGGCTCTATGTCATTGAGGACATTGACGCCATGGGAGACACGGTGCTGAAGCGCGAGTGGAAGAAGCCGACGGTCACGAAGAAGGAGGAGCCCGAACCCTTCATGCACCGCGAGGAGGAGAAGGATACGCTGGACTTGTCGTTCCTGCTGAACCTGCTCGACGGCACCCTGGAGGCCAATGGACGGATTCTGATCATCACGACCAACTTTCCCGAGCGCATCGACAAGGCCCTAATCCGCCCAGGGCGCATCGATATGATTGTGCATTTCCAGAAGTGCACGCTGGAGGTGGTCAATGAGATGGTGTGTTCTTTTTACGACAAGGAAGTGGCCCTAACGGACACGAGTCTGGATGGCAAGTGGACACCTGCGGAAGTCAACCAGATTCTGTTTCGGAACTTTGAGGATTCAGATGCAGGAATCAAGGAACTCGTTGAACTGGCTACGAAGGACCTGTACGGATTCCAAGATAATGCGTAACCAGCGTCAGCAAGTTAGTAACATAGTCCATGATGTGCGACTGGTTCACGGGAGAGATCTCGAGCCACATCGTCTTCATCTTTCGGATTACGGGAACGATGGTCTCGTCCTTCTCGTATTCCTTGAACGGGTACTTCAAAAAGAAGTCTGCATTCCGAGCCTTGATGGTCTCGGCAAAGGGCAAGCAGTGCTGCTCGATTCCAGCAATCACCATCTTGGGATTGGTCAGCTTGGCCATCTTCAGATTGGCCAGGTACGACGGAAAGTCGGGGTCCTCGGGGAACACCACGATCAGTTGTTCGATAAAGCTCTGAAATTGATCAAAAAATAAGGTCATCACTTGAGACCTCGACATTAGTGTTCTACCTTACTTTCGTGAAACCCCTTTGAATTCGCCGTCCCTCTGCTTCTGGAGCTGCTCGAGGCGGGACCCGAGGTCGTCGTTGCGACCCGCCTTGTCACCGTCGTAGCTCTGCTTGGTAACAGGCTCGGGAGCTCCCGGGGCAGGTGCAGCACCCAAGAAACTGTAGTAGAGCTGGTCCGTGGTTGCCGCACTCTTGCCATCCCAACTGGAGTACGTGTCAGAGAATCCACCCGATGTTCCGAAGGACCATGACTCGAGACCCCCCATTGCCGATGCGCCAGGGACCGCCCCAGGTGTGGCTGCAGGAACGGCAGGAGGGACAGCCGTCACGGGAAGGTCGCGCCGAGACGAGACAGGCTTGGCAATGTATCCAAAGATCGCCTGGCCCACAAAGACATCCTTGGTCTCGGGGACATACAGAGTCGGCACTCGCTGCAAGAACGGCGGAAGCTCAGACCGCTGCTTTCCGTCAATCGCAACCATGCGGCAAAGATCCTGCTTATTCAGAGTCTTGAGGGTGTCCAGAATCTGCTTGCTGTGCGAATCACGGCTGCTGTAGAACAGAATCGGCTGGCTCATTGCGAATCAAGTCGAAAAAAACGGAAAGAGAATCACGCACACAAGAAGTAAGCATGGAGAACCTCAAGACCAGCCTTGAGGGCTATCGCATTGACTTTGAGTTGAACAGGGTGCCGATTCCACTTGTGAATGGCCTTCGTCGTATTCTGCTGGCCGAGATTCCTACAGTCGTCATTCGTGACATTGTCATTCGCTCCAACACATCTCGCCTGAACCACGAGATGCTCAAGCACCGTGTATCAATGCTGCCCGTGAATGTCCACCCCTCTGAGGTCGGGGTCATTCGCGACGCCAAGCTGCGGCTTCACTTTGATCCCAGCCCCGAGGTCAATCGTATCGTGACCTCCGATGACTTTGTGGTGTCGGGTACCACCCGCAAGGACATTCTGCTGAAGGACCGTGATCTGGGAACCCCCATGCTGTTCCTGAACCTCAATGTGGGTGGCAAGCACCCCGAGGATGGACTGCACATCGAGGCAACACTGGGCGTGGATGAGCGGGGGTCGTCCCAGGTGTGTGTGGCAACCTTCAAGAACCACATTGATCCCGAGCGGGCCAAGCTGGATCGCGACACCTACCTGCTGGGCGAGGGCGCGGCGGCGACCAAGGATACACGCATCTTTGACAATCACCTGATTCAGCGCTCCTTCGAGATGGATGAGCAGAGACGGCCCACGCGCTTCGACTTTGCGATTGAGAGCATTGGGGTCATCCCTGCACGTGACCTGCTGAAGATGGCGGTTGAAGTGTACAAGCACAAGGTCACGGAGTTTCTGAAGGAGCCCATTTCCAAGACCGATGACGGCGCGTACAGTATCGAGTCAGTGACAGAGGGCCATACACTGGGCTATCTGGCCCAGACGCTTGTCCTCGAGTCGGGGCTGGTGGACTATGTCTCCTACGATCCTGGGCACCCTCTCGTGCCAAAGTTGACGCTGCGATTTCGTAGCAAGGTGAAGCCCGAGACCGTGCTGGAGCGCTTCCGCACGGATGCGATGGCCTTGTTCGAAAGCATTCTTAAGGGTGTATAATGGATGAGTTCTTCACCTTTGAGGCCAAGGATGTGCAGGTCCTTGGGGAAGTGGTCTTTGAGGAGGAAACTCAGCGACCGCTGTCCACACGCTTTTACACTCTCGATGAGCAGATCTCCGATTCCTACGAGCGGCTTGTCCCCCGAAACAAGCGCGTGACCAAGTTCAAGCTGAAGGAGATTGAAACGGAAGTGGGTCGGTATCGCGAGCTGTATTCTGCGTATATCAGCGCGACTCCCGAGAGCTACGACTTGATTGAACCCAAGACTCGGCGCTCGTTCCCGTGGATGTTCCCTGTCTACTCGTCCAAGGACCGAACGTCGTATGTGTGGGCAGACTGGGCCTCTCTCTTTTCCCCAGCGGCGATTCGACAGGCAAATGCATATCCTCGTATGATTTCGTCTCTGCCCAAACCGTATGAGATTCCGCAGACTGGCACGCCCTTTCCCGTGACCAAGGCAGAAGAGGCGTTGAGTCTCGAGGGCAAAGATCCTCTGCGGTACCTTCCAGTCTTCAAGACCACTCGGACCAAGCGGCACGAAGACGAAACCATCACGCTCATTCCCGAAGAAATCCAGGGGACGGATGACAAGCTCAACTTTGTGGGCTACTACTTGACGAAGCGCGGTGTGGAGATTCCCGATCCTCAGGTCGACCATCCGTTCTTTGGCGACGACAAGCCCAAGTATATCGAGACCCAGGCCCCGATGCACGAGGTCATTCCCGAGCTGGATGCGGTTATGACTCACGGCGTGAAGCGGACCACGGATCCATATGGAGAAGGCGCCAAGTACCTCAAGGTGTACGATGTGGCCCTCTCGGCAATTCCGTGGGCCTTGTGGAAGCAGCGGTTCCCTCCTGAGCAGATTGTCAATGAACTGCCCCCTCAGGTCGACTTGCCGTTTCCCGAGGCGAAACAGGATGCTCCGTCTCAAAAGCTGACCGAGCAGTATGGCGTTCCGTACTTCCCCGGCAAGTCGTCGAGGCTCTGGCTTCAGGAGCGAGAGGATGCAGGTGGGCTGGTGGCCACCATGCTCCTATCCAAGGCGTCCGATGCAGGTGTGGCTCCGATGTTGGCAAGCGGAGAACTGGGTGAGATTGTTCTGCCTCCAGCCGACCGTACTCAGTGCAATTTAACAGATGTGCCGTTTCAAGAGTTTTTGCTGCGTGGTCTGTTGCGTGGGACTAAGGACCAGGTGTGTGTTCCCCTCGAGATCATCAAGCAAGAGCGTCATCAGGTAGGCTACAAGGGCCGCAAGCTGTGGAAGGACTCGACTGCCAATGATGTCTTGATGCCCACAATTCGTCTGTTGGCCACGATCAAGCCACCTCCACCGTCCACCAAGGCACCCGCGCTTTCCAAGTTTGGCGCACAGCCCACATCCAGCCAGCGGCAGCGTGTGTTGGCTGTTCTGGCTGACCCCGAGCGTCTCCCAGAGGACAAGGAGGCAGATGTGCAGCTCCTTTTGCGGGAGTCCATCCACTCCAACGAACAATACACCGACAAGGAAGGGTTGTTTGTTCTGTGTGAACACACTCTGGCCATACTGAAGGGCGACATGGAGAAGGATCGGATAGGGTTCTATCGCTCGTGGACGGCGACGATCGACGGGTTTCGCGTGTGCCGCGTGTGCGGAGAGCAGGTGAACAATGATGTGCTGGTTGACCAGGCCGAGTTCACCGAGGATGGACGCATGGACAAGCACAACGATGCCTTGGATCGGACCATCATCGGTCGTGCCGAAGTGGCGGACTACACCCAGAGTCTCCACGCCATGCTGCCGCTGTTTGTGATGACCGATCCGTCGGATGCCACATTGTATCTGCTTCTGTCGTTGTTGCAGGTCCTTCCCGACCCCGCTCAAGTGACGCCCGTTCTGCAGTATGCCCGTACGATCTCCACTGCCCTGGCCAAGACGGACAATGACACGACTCGTCGGGCCCGCGGAACCGTGGGCATCGCCGCCGCAGCTGCCCTCCTTCAAACCCATCTTCCTGCACTGACGCCCCGTCGTTCCTTTGGTCCTCGTCCGCTGATGCTCGATGGATACCCGCGCGACTCTGACAAGGCCGAGGGCTTCACGATTGCGGATTCCTTGTCGATGGTTCTGCGCAAGACTTTCGAGGCCTTTCCCACTTCCTTCCAGGGTCCGTCTCTCCAGGTGCTTCGATTCGCACTGAACGAGCCCAAGACGCTTCAGAAGCAGGTGCTCGGACTCCTGCCCAAGTTCGTCAAGCAGTTTTCCGAGCAGTTCAAGAAGGCAAAGTCCGAGTTCTCTCTGCGCCCGCCTGCTCCCGAGCCTACCATGATGATTCCCGTGGTCATGCCCCCCGAGAAGATGGGAGTCTTCACACGATTCTCTCCGTGTCCGTCGTTTCGGTTGACATGGATCAGCAAGCGCCTTCCACTGTCGGTTCAGCCGAGCGTGCCCCTCCGTGCAGGGTTGACCTCGTCGCCCTTGTCGCGTCGGATCCGTATGGTTCCGTCGCCTCGGTCGGAACCCGCTGCGGTTCCAGTTCCCGAAATCTCGAAGCGTCTGAAGCTTCCGATCCCCGCGCGTATGGGACTCGAGCCCACCGATTCATGGACCGTGAACTCCTTGTTGATTGCCCGGTTGTCGGCCATTGCTCTCCGCCCGAACCCCGCTCGTACTCTGGACCCCTCGGCATCGTCGGATCTGCTGCGCGACATCACCAAGGGGTATATCCGCGAGCTCCTGGATGTGATTGCAAAGGACCCCGAGATGCGCCGAGTGTACGACAAGATACGGGGAGAGGATGTGATGTTCTATTCGGTACTCACCCCAGTGACCACGGCCCGCACAGAGACAAACACACTCCGAGCCAAGGAGCGCTTTGCTGTTACAGATCGCCTGCGCGGCATGACGGATTCGGATCGCGATATCACCAAGCAGTTGATGGACCGCGGACTGGCTCCCTTTATCGTGACCGTGGCCGACCGCGACATGTTCTCCACTCAGTTGCGTGAACAGATTGGCACTGCGGCAGATCGCGGCGAAGACTACGATGAGCATGAAGACATTGGCCCAGACCCTGCAGCAGAACGATACGACCTCAATGGAGACGACACGGTGGTGGAGGACGACAATGTCCCTCCAATCGGAAACCGAGAAGCCGAGTAATTTACACCCGTGCCCCCCGTAGTAGATAAGATGACGACCAACACCCGCCTGCTCCAGCTCCACCTGCTCTATCGGAATGCGGACATTGAGGACGACGATGTGATTGTTGAGCGCGTTGCTCAGGTCCCTGCTACGGCCGATCCTCTGTTTCGCCTGACCTTTTCGACGCACACTGCGAGCGGCCACGTGTCTTACCGCACCTACTTCAATCGCCGCAACCTGGGCATCTACCTTCAGGCCATTGTGGACAGCCTCGGTCTGGACGATGATCCGTTCCGCGTGATCCAGGTGAGCAGCAGTATCTTCCCCAGCTTCATGTACCGTGTCGAGGATCTCAACTGGGACACGCGTGCAACGATGATGGATATGATCATGATGTCGCTGAGCTCGGATGTTGCCCGCCTTCGTTAGTAAAACGGATTAGACACATCAAACACAAACACAACTCATGCTGACCCTTCAGGGATATCGCATCCCGAAAGACCATCGTGAAGCCATGTTGAAGAAGGAACTGACTGTCCGCCCATTCTCCATCGTCAAGCCGCAGTTTCAACCCAAGTACAAGGTGTGGCACGAGGATTCCAAGTGGCTGTACCTGCCCAAGCACTTTGGTATCGAGCGCTACGGCCAAGTCGCCGAGCGTGAAGTGGCCAAGACCGCTGACAAGCACTGGGAGTTCGCGGGTGCCATTCGCCCCGCTCAGTTGCCTGTTGTGAACTCCTTCCTGCTCCCCGAACCGCACGACGGCATTCTGTCTCTCCACACGGGTGGAGGCAAGACCGTGTGTGCTCTGTACATTGCGTCGAGGCTCAAGGTCCCGACGCTGGTGGTCGTCCACAACACCTTCCTGCGTGACCAGTGGATTGACCGTATCAAGGCCTTTCTGCCCAAGGCGAGAATTGGCAGGGTCCAGGCCGATGTCGTGGATGTGGCCGACAAGGACGTTGTGATTGTTATGCTCCAAACGCTTTCCATGAAGGAGTTAAATGATAACCTCTTCGCCCCCATTGGCTTGGTTATCGTTGATGAGTGCCATCACATTGCTTCTGAAGTGTTTGTGCAAGCGCTACCCAAAGTTACGTCAAGGCACATGCTTGGTCTGTCGGCAACTCCCGAACGAAAGGACAAATTGATGTTCGCCATTCACTGGTTCCTGGGTCCGTTGCTGTACAAGTCGGACACGGGCGATTCTGTGGACACACAGGTTCGCGTGGAGATGTACGAGTATGAGAATAACGACCCCGAGTTCAATGAGATCGTGGTGTCGTCGCAGGGCATGGTGTCAGTGCCCATCATGGTCAACAAGCTGGCGAGCTGCGAGGACCGCACTCGCTGGTTGGTCCGTATTCTGACCGATGTTCTGGAAGAGGGACGACAGGTGCTGGTCTTGTCCGACCGAGTCCAGCACTGCAAGGACATTCTCGAGGGACTGCCCCCCGACATCAAGGACCAGGCATGTATCCTGAGTCAGGCGGTCAAGTCGGAGGTGCGCACCGAGTACTGCAAGACCAAGACGATTCTGATTGCGACCTACAGCATGTGCAAGGAGGGATTTGATGTCCCATCCTTGAATACACTGGTAATGGCTACACCGAGACCCGACATTGACCAGATCGTTGGTCGCATCCTGCGAGTAGAGAAAGCTGGGCGCGCTGTGCATCCAGTTATTGTGGACATCGTGGATCCACAGTTCAAGCGTCAGTTTGGAGCTCGGAATACTCTGTATAAGAAGCGGCAGTACTGCGTGGCCAGGATGGTCATGCCGTCTTTACCATCTGCGCAACCGAAGGAGTCGTCGGCAGTGTCATCTTCGGGCCAGGTGTCCGAGGAGGAGGACTGAGCGGGGCCGAGTGTCCCAGTTCATTGGCCGAGTCCACGAACACTTCAATCTTGTTCAGTCCATTGGTCTCCTCGGGCTTGGAGATGTCATTGTAATCCTTCATCTTTTGCGCAAAGGCGGCTGTCACCGAGCCAGGGATGAGGGGGCTCAACTCGGCCAGACGATCGTATTGGTCCTTCACATACTTCAGGAAGTCGCCGGGCTGCATGCGCTCATCGCGCGGCAACCGCAGTTCCACATTGATGAAGCGATACAGTTTTGCATAGTGGATGGCCGACATGCGGTGTCCCTCGGCGCGCTTGGCCCAGGCAAAGTAGGTTCCAATCGTGTTCAGAACACCAATCACAAGCGAGCCCACACCCAGAGCAGTCGCCGCCAGCTGGTGGTCCTGAAACAGGCTCGACGAGCCCGCGTTCAGAAACGCCACTGCACCCGACCCCACAATCACAGGCAGGTCAATGTACACCTTGCGACGGTTGAAGATGCTCTCTGCCTTCTTGTGCATGATCGCCAGACCGTTGGCCTTTTCACCTGTCTGCGCAAAGTACTCTTCCAGCGCGATCGTCCAACTGATCCGCTCACCAAGCTGTGTAGAGGCTCCCGAGTCTCCCATTTTGTTTTTAAACGCAGAGAACAATGTTGTGGCCGCCTAAGTACTACCGTGGCTTGTCCACGAGGAGGAAAGGCCAGCGTCGCCGCGAGTTGACCCGCAGGGCCCGCATGTCGTGGAAGAACCCCGCAGCCTACCGCCCGTTTGCGACAGACCGCGGAACGAAGCGCCGCCCATCCTCGTATTCCTCCAGGTTCCACAGCAAGTACCCTGGCGTTGTTGGGTTGCCTGCGATCGCAAAGGCCACCCATGTTCCCGAAGGTACCCTGAAGCAGGTCTACAATCGTGGAATGGCCGCGTGGCGCACGGGTCATCGGCCAGGTGCGTCTCAACAAGCGTGGGGCATGGCGCGAGTTCACTCCTTTGTTCTGCACGGCAAGACGTGGAGAACGGCTGATAAAGATTTAGCGGGAAAGTCATAATGAAACGGTTCAGGGCCACCACGGAGGAAAACGCCCTCTTGAGGCGGTTCAATAACGTGACTCCGTCGACTGCAAAGTACAGCGAGACCTTCACGGCGTCTCAGCAGCTCAGCGTGCTCGGTAACGCAGCATTCAATTTTGGTACCAATCCGTTCACGGTTGAACTGTGGGTCTACCCAACCACGATTGGCTTGGCCAACTACGACCTTGTCGACAGTGACAATGGATCCACGTACTTTACAATTGGCATTGTCGGACAAGCAGGAGGCGGTGCGCTGCGCCTTATCGTCAACAATGGAATGGGAGGCAACACGACTGGACTGTCTGCAGTAGTCCTTACGACAAACACATGGTACCACATTGCCATGATGCGCAACGGAGACTCCGCCTCGCTGTTTGTGAATGGAACCTGTGTTCTTACGGTGGCTGGTCTGGCTGCGTACTCGATTGGCACAAGCACTCTGCCGTGGTATATCAGTGGCAATTCAACCAGTGGTGGGCAGGCAAATCGGTTTATCGGAAGCCTTACCAATGTACGCATCGTCTCGGGACAGGACGTATACGCATTCGGAACCACGGTTGGGATTCAGTATTTCGTCGTACCCACTGCACCGCTGTCGGTCATCCGAGGAACTCAGCTGCTCTTGCAGGGGCTTGTGGATGTCGGACCCAATGCATTCACTGTGACCAATACGGGCGGCGTCACCGCGGCAAGCACACCGTCTCCCTTCGCGTAAGCACTCAAAACATCTCCTCACTTCATAACAATGCAGCAGCAGTACGACTACAACGGGGTACTCGTCAACAAGAGTCAACCCACGAAGGTCCTTCGTAAGGTGACAAAGATCTTGACGATCGATTCCAACGACCGCGACCCTGCGCTTTATGTCAAGACCAATGGTGGTGCTCCTGTTTCGGATGCGGGCGACTATGTGGTCTACTTGCCCCGTGTCTACGAGCGGGTGACAAAGATCGCACTCAAGGCGGCCATGGTGCAGGCGCCCGTCGTTCTGTCTACATCCGCCACGACCATCGGGTTTCAGCCAACGGACAGCTACATCCTCCTGGGTCTCGAGGGACTGAATCGCAAGGACGAGACCGCACCTGGTGCAGATCGGTCTGGATATGTCGACTCGTGGTTCGCGAAGCTTGCGAATGACGTGGGTGTTGCGCAGGCAGGTTCCACGATTGCAGGTGCGCAGTCCAGCGGTTCGGTCGTTACCTACACCACCGCAATCACCCACGGGTTCTTCGTGGGACAGACAGTGTGTATCACGGGGTGCTCGGCCGCGGCTGCCAACCTTGCCTTTGTGCAGATTGCGTCGGTTCCGTCGACGACAACCTTCACAGTGACCAGCACGGCGACATTCAATTCCAACAACCTGCTCACGACGGGTGGAACGGCCTTTATCCCGGGGACGCTGTTCTACAATGACGCAACCTACGACGAGCAGCATGTGGAGTTCACGCCTCCGATCAGCCGTCTGCAGCGCCTTCACATCACGCTGCGTCGTCACACTCCGTTTGGTGGTATCACCTCCACGACTCCTCTGACAGCACCGATTACATTCGGAGCCTCTCAGAACAGCTTTACCTTTGAGATTGAATACCTCGACAATGGGTTTGACGACTTCTCGACGATGCAGACGCGCCTCATGCCTACTGACCGCGCATAGACTTGCCCAGCATCACAAAGGTATCAAAGGTGAACAAGAACATGACACCTGTCAGGATGTATAAAAACATGTCGTGATGGGAGTTCGGCTCGTACCCCGTCTTGTTCTGCTCGACCATGGCCAGGATCTTATCCATCTTGGCCTTCATATCGTCACCCCCGACCGTGAAGGACTCGCGAGCGGCAAGTGTGGGCCGAGGCGGTGCCGTCGGGATCGGCTTGAAATTGGATGTCTCGGTGTTCGTGTCTAGCGGCAGAACCGACGTAAGATCGGCCACTGCCTTTGCGGCAGCCGTGTTTACCTGGCGCTTAGGCTCTGCATGTACATCCGACTTACCCTCCTTGACCGTCGTCCGAGCCTTGAAATCGCCCCCATCGGGATATGCGTCCTCGAGCAAGGTATAGTCCATACCACACTTGTTCTTGGGCGGGCAGAAAAATATAGAGGGTTTGTAGTAAAATGCGTCTCTCTGGAACCAATGAACTCTATGTCGTCGTCGCGCTTGCCGTGCTGAGTGTCGTTGCGCCCAAGATGATCAAGCCACTGACGGGCGGACTGGTCGGTCGCGCGGTGGCCACGGCGCTTGCGGCGTACCTGGCTCTCTACGTCAGCGTCCCCGTTGCCCTCTTCTGGACCATCGCGGTGCACGCGTCCATGTGCCAGTGCAGCGGCGGCACGGAGTACATGTGCGACGCCACGAAGACGTCCCAGGCGGATTGCGAGTCGGCGACGAACGGTGGTCACTGGGATTCGAAGGCGAACAAGTGCTCCTGTGCGCCGAGCAAGTAAATTCCCACTCCTAGACAATGATTGACATTCTTGAGAACCACAAGCTCTTTTTGGGTATCATGTTGATTCTCGTCAATGTAGGGTCGCGCCACTTTATTGACGAGCTGAGTGACGACCCGAAGGTCTATGAGCGCAACATCCTCCTCCGACGCATCGCAATCTTTGCAGTGTGCTTCGTCGGCACGAGAGATCTGGTGTATTCCCTGCTATTGACGGCTGGGTTCATTATCATCGCGTCTGGCATGTCAAGCCGTAGCCGCGAGGGCTTCGAGGAAGTGAAGAAGGAGAAGATGTGCGGGGCCCACGACAAGGCCCCGCCGCTGTTCCACGATGACTAAAATGGATTCGTGAAGCTTCACTCGTGGAGACTACCATGGATCTCTACGCTCTCTTTCTTCGCGAACGCCCCGACGGCACCAGCTTGTTCGACCTCTTCCTGACCGAGTGTCAGAAATGGTACGACCAGCCTGCCCATACCTTTACCGAGATGCGCACTCGTGACAACAAGAAGGTTCGTGGCGATGTATTCGAGGAGTTCTGCGTCAAGTACCTGAAACATGTCCGCAAGTTGAAGAACGTCTGGCTGCTGAAAGATGTACCTGACGAGCTGCTGACTCAACTAAGCCTCAAACGCCCGGATGTCGGAATCGATATCGTGGCGGAGAGTGATGGCAAGTACTATGCGATTCAGTGCAAGTACAAGAAGCACGTGTCCCACAAGAAAAACGTAGTGACATGGAAGCAACTGTCAACCTTCTACGCGCTGGTGCTGCGAACGGGACCCTGGGCACAGTACATCGTCATGACGAACTGTGACTATTGTCGGCATATGGGGAAGAAGACAGCGAAGGATGTGTCGATTTGTCTGCGGACATTTCAGAACATCACTCAGGAGCAGTGGGTACAGATGTGTGAGCTTCGTATGTCTGAACCCACTGTTCCGCAAGTCGCACTAACGCCTCAGCAGCTCCGCGAAGCTCGGCTTGCTCGTTTCTCATCTCAATCCGCTGCTGGAGGTGGCTCACCCGCTCCCTGAGACCACGCAGTTGTGCGTCCTTGTCGTGGTATTGGTCTGCACGACGCCGCCGAAACAAGTAGAACATCGAAGGAGTCGCATCTTCAAGGGCTGCAAGATCCTTCTGAGCCCTAGCGAGTTGGACTTCAAGTGTGGGCATTTTTACTATTGTCCGTTGGGTGGGGATGAGTCCGTTTTTCAGCGCCTCCGAGTGGAACGGGTGCGTCGACGACGACGAGTGCCGCCCGACTTTGCCTTCTCCACTGCCTTCTTGAGTTTCGCAATCCGCGCCTTCAGGTCTGCCTCAGACGGCAACTTGCGCAGATCACCCACTCGGCGGTGATACTCGTGGTGCTTTAAGATTTCCTCTGCCTCATGCAGCTCCTTCTCAAGTCTTGCGAGTCCCTTGGGCATTTATACTGGAGGCAGATTATTCACGACGACGGCGGGTCTTGCGGGTTCCACGACGACGCCGCGTCCCTCCACGCTTACCCTTGTGCTTCCGAGTGTGGTGTCCACGAACATGAGCATAAATCTTTTCCGCTGCCCTCTGTTCCTTTGCCTGCACCTGAAGAGCCGCTTCTGCACGCTCTTGTTCTGCCTCGTGTGCCTTCTTCCGCGCCTCCTTCTGCTCAGGCGTCAGCGCTGCCTCCGATGCCTTTGCCTTTGCAGCCAACTCCTTCCGAGACTCCTTGGAAAAATGTATGACGGACCCCTGCATTTATATTAGACTCAGATTAAAGCTTAATCACCACGCTGTTCTTCCCCGTGGAACCAGCCTTGTTGTTCGGCTTCTTCGGTGCAGGTGCCACAGTCTGCTTGATGTCCTTGAGGAGTTCATCGATCGACGGCGGCGGGCGCATCTCGGGTGCGGACTGCTGCGAGGGCATCGGCGGCATCGCGGGGGTCTTACGGACTCCGATACGAACGGGCTTGGTCTCCTGCGGTTGGCGGGGGATCATGTTCGGCGGGGGCGGCGGGGGCACAGTCTGCTGCATAAAGCTCATGAGACCCGACAGAGGATTGGACGGCTGCTGGGCCTGCGACGGCTGGGCACGCATCTGCTGAGTCTGGTTCTGCATGGCGGCCGCGGCCAGCGAACGGGCAATGTCGGGGTTCTGACGCATGATGTCGTCAATGTTCGGGATGGGCGCCTTGCGAGCCATCTGGTTGGTCAGGTGGACCATGTAGATCATCATACACGTGCGCAGAGGAATGCGGACCATCGGGTGCATCTTGAGGTTCTCACCATACAGGTCGTACAGCTCCTCAAAATCGTCCTCCAAATCCGCCACATTCATCTGGGCCGCCTCCGACAGACCATCGAGCTGGAGTCCAAAGGCCTTCATCATCTGGATGTTCTTGGACCCGTACTCCAGACCGCTCATGCCCGTTACGAACCACTCGGAGAACTGCTTGATGGTCGCGTCCATCGATTTCTCGCGCTTGATGAACTCGAGCTCCATCTTCATCTCCTCGATGGACGAGTCCATGGTGAAGCGCTTGCGCATCGGCACGCCCATCTTGGACAGACGCTCAAACTTGCGCAGGATCTCGTACTTCTCCTTCATCATGGCATCATCCGACACGCGCTTGACCTGGGGAGAATACGGCTCGGCATTGAAGTTGCGCATGCCATTCACCACCTCGGGGCCCGTGTTCTCGAAGGAGGGCACCAGGTTCGGGGCTGCGGGAGCCGAAGGCGCAGACGACCCGCCACCAAACTCCTCGAAATTGAGCGTAGGCAGATCGATGGTCTCGATGTTGGCCATGCCGCCACTCACCATGCTGGGATTTACGAGGAGGTCTGTCTCCATTTACTTCTCTCACGGGTCTGTTTCGTAAGCTTGGAACGCAGGTGGTTTACTTGGAATGCTCCAGACACCACAATCCCTGCAAGAATGAATCCGCAAGATCGTCCTTCTTCGGATGCTTGGCAAAATGTTCCTGCCACACCTGAGGCACGAGTGCGCGAGCATGCGTTATGCCTGTCGTTTTGCGTCCTTTATAGCTTGCAGTTGAATCATCCACTGTCACAATGTTCGACAGCTTGTGAGTCGCTGAGACCCCCTGGACTCGAAATCCTCGGCAGCAAAAGTACATCTGGAGCATTGCCTGGACTCCGAACATTCGACGGTCCATTTGGTTCTCCACGCACACCAGGTCCGCCCCTGCCCACGAAGACGCCCGAGCATCCAGGCTCGCGATGATCGACGGTGCCAGGTCCAACACAGACCCCTGGATAGCCGAGGACACGCACTTCTTCCACGTGTTCTGCTTGTGGTGGTTGTAGAGCAGCTTGACCAAATCCGCTTTCGTGGTTGCCTCTGTCGTCAACCCTGCTGCCGCGAGCTGCTCGTGAAGCTGATTCGGAGTCAACTTGGTCAGCTCCTTCTTGGTCGGCGCCTTCTTTTTGCGGGGTGCGTGCTTGGAACACGCAAAGGTTCCGTTGGACGCATGTTCGTAACGAGCCGCTGTCTTGCACTGATGACATCTTGGAGCGCCGACACCTGCCCGTTCCCCAAGGACGTCAATAATATTCCAGTCTGTGATTCGGACGTCTGTGCGGGATGTGCCCTCGAGGACACAGTAGGCGAGGTTCCTCAGTCCTGGATCCAGACTAACTACCTTCATTGATATTTAAGGCGATGTTTGTATAAATGCCGTGTGACTGCACCAAGTACAAGGACCCTGCGCCGATCAGGCTGTCGTGGATACGGAAACCACCACCCCCGCCTCCTACCACCACGTCACCTTCGGTTCCTTCGCTCAAGCGGTCGCCTTCAGTAGCGAAATGAGCGTGGGCTTGGCGTCCGTCTTGCTGAAGGGAAGACCGCGCTTGCTCAGCATGTCCTGCAGCTCCTTCTTGGTCTTGCCCTGAAGCGCATCCACATCGATCGGGGCGGGCGGGCCGTCCACAACCTCGGCGGCAGTGTCCTCGACTGACGCGCGATCGTCCTCGTCCTCCTCGTCAGCGGGCGTAGGAGCAGGCGCGGGACTGGGTTCATGTTCAGGTTCAACGGGGACTGAGTTGTCCATGGCGTGCGTGATGTCGCCGATGGCCATGAGCACCGAGTTCATGTTCTGGAAGAGGCGCGTCTGCTGCCAGTACAGCCAGCCCACCATGCCCGCAAGGACAAAGACCATGGACGCAAGAAGCGCGACAGCAGCGTGAAGGAGCTCCATTTGATGTGAACGCAAGACGCGATTCCTCTCAGGAGAAACGAAGAATCTTGCCCAATGGTAAACGATGAAGACGCTCTATTGGATCGCAGGCTTATTGGTTGCGGCCTTGCTGCTGCGTATGTACTTCAATGGAGTCGACAAGTTCACACTGCAGGGAGACTACTGGGATGTCCCTGGAGGCACACCTCATGTGCGGGAGGAGATCCTGCACAAGACGGGCGCTGGCAATTACGACTTTGTGTACCACGATTCGCCGTACACACTAAATTAAGTATTGCGTTTCAATAAATGCCTGCGAAGCACACAGTCTACTTTGAGTTTAAGGTGCGAGGCGATCCGACAGCAGAACAGAAGAAGGTTTTTGTAGATTGGTTCAAGAGCAGGCTCGGAAAGAAGTTGACGGTGCTGTACCACGCGAACAATACATTTAGTGTTCGGGGTCCTACGGATGACGACGAAGCATTGACCAAAGCCGACTGTCAGGTGGTTCTTGACAATATACTTGATCACCACAAGATCCTTGAGGACCTCCCGTTTTCTGGGGTTGAAAACTTTAAGACTACGACAAGCGCTAAGCTGCGCGGGAAGAAGGGAGGCTCTCGTCGTCGTCGCAGGTCCCGTCGTGGTACGATGCGCCGTTAGAACTCGTCGTCCAACCGCAGCTCGTCGCGAGTGGTCGTGATGGCCCGCGAGTAATCCGACACCTTCTTCTCGAAGAAATTGGTCTTGCCCTCCAGACTAATCAAGTCCATGAAATCAAACGGATTCTGTGCACCAAAGATCTTCGGCGTGCCCAACTGGACCGCCAACCGATCTGCCACGAACTCAATGTACTGCGACATCATCTTGGCGTTCATGCCAATGAGCGAGCAGGACAGCGCATCGCAAATGAACTCCTTCTCTAGCTCCACCGCGTGCTTGACGATTTCATGGACAGTATCCTCGGATATCTTGGTCTCCAGCGTGTGAAACAGGGCCACGGCGAACTGGGTGTGGAGACCCTCGTCACGCGAGATGAGCTCGTTCGAGAAGGTCAGACCTGGGAGGAGACCGCGCTTCTTCAGCCAGAAGATCGAGCAGAATGCGCCCGAGAAGAAGATGCCCTCCACGCAAGCAAAGCCCACCAGACGCGTGGCAAAGGACTTGTCAGACCCCATCCAGGTCAGGGCCCACTCCGCCTTCTTTTCAATGCAGGGGATGGTGGTGATTGCATTGAACAGCTTGGCCTTCTCCTCCTGGTCCTTGACATATGTGTCGATCAACAGAGAGTATGTCTCCGAGTGGATGCCCTCCATGGCGTTCTGGAAGGAATAGAACAGCTTGACCACCTGCGAGCTGACCTCGCCCTGAAACCGCGTGACAAGATTCTCCATGACGATTCCGTCCGACCCTGCAAAGAAGGCCAACACGCGGCCGATGAAGTGCTTCTCGGCATCTGACAGCTTGGCCCAGTCCGCAATGTCCTTGGAAAAGTCAATCTCGTCGGGGGTCCAAAAGACCGCGACGCTCTGCTTGTACATGCGATACAGGTGCTGCTCGGACGACTTGATCGGGAACAGTGTAAACGCCATTATATCTAGACGGCGATTATTGCCTAAACGAAAAGTTGTGGAGACTACATAATGAGTAGCACCTCGAACGTGCAGGCATACCTGACCTCGGTCTTTCGGCCTGTCTACACCTACACTCCAGCCACCTCGAACTTCACGACTCAGCTCGACATTTCCAATGTGAACACTGTGACCGCAAACACGCTGATTGCCTATCGCGCAGACATCTCTGACTCCAACAGCAATGTATTCGTTGGAACGGGTGCGGGTGTGAATTTCCTGAACCTGCAGAATTCTTCGAACAATACGGCACTGGGGTTCAATGCGGGTAGCCAGATCTCTAACTCATACGATGTCATTACGATTGGATATACAGCTGGCCAGAACATTTCCAACACGACCAACACCATCCTCCTCGGAAACAACCTCGGCGGAAACACGAATGCGCTCGTGAATTCGATCTGGATTGATCCGTTGGGCGGAACAGGTGCAGGCACGGCCTCTTGCAACACAATTGCCATCGGTGCAGGCACAGGTCTTGTGGGCAGCTGCAACATCTGGATCGGGACGGCGGCAGGTGCTCAGAACACGGGATCCAACAACATTACCATCGGGCATTCGATCGTCCCAGCGACTGTGCCGACAAACTACTACATGCAGATGGGATGGACTTCGAACATTGTTATGGCCGCCGACCTCTCTCAGAACGCTGTCTCCATTGGAAAGGGTGATACCAGCATGGCGTACATTGACGGAATTGGTCGCGTACCCAACCTGGTCTTGGATGTATCGGGATCTGGACGCTTCGGAGGTGGTCTCGCCCTTGGAGTGGATCCTGGGCAATATACCTTGGATGTCAACGGTACGTTCCGCGTTGACGATGGACATGGAGCAATCTACTACCAAAGCGATGTCAAGGGATATCCTCGCTTTAGCACATCGGGCTTTATCCGTGGAAAACGGGGTCTGTCTTCCACGGAGGGTGTATCGGGAGCAGCGGGTACGCCGTTCATGGCGGGCAATCCGAATGTGGCAATTGCCCTCTGCGTCGGCGTGTCCATCATTGCCGTGTCAGACGACGCCCTGATGGTGTTTTGGAGTGGAACTGGAGCTCCTGTTACACTCAGTGCGAATAGCGCTGGCCACATCAACGTGTCGTCGCCGCCAAACATCAGCAGCACTCTGACCAATACACCGTTCACGGTCTCGTTCTTCCCCTTGGCAGATCCCACTCTATACGCCGCGGGCACTGGTATTTAGCTTGTCCACCATCTTGCGAATCGACACGGTAGACACACCCGATGCCGCCGACACATCGGCCAGCCGTCCCTTCAGGACATGGGAGACCACGCCCGACACAATGGTCTTCGGCGTGTGCTCCATCTCGGGGAGCTGGGTGATAAGCAGCAGAACCTGGGTCCGCTCACTCTCGGTCACGCTCATCTCTGCACAGATCCTCTCGGCGATTCCCAGCTGTGTGTTCAAGACGGACGACACCTCGGACTCGAACCTTGCCAATCCCTTGCACAGGGCACGAATCGACACGCGGAAGAGATCCGCCACTTCCTCGTGCGTCCGAGTTGCATTGTGCTGACGGCACGCCACAAACACGGATCCAGCCATCAGGGCTCGACGAGACTCGCCTCGGGTCTTGCGGGCATCCTCAATCCGCTTGAAGGTCGCGCAGGCATCTTGGATGATGGCCTTAGGAAGTCCGATTCGAGCACAGGAGGCCTGAATCGCATCAAAGATTCCCATCCACGAGCGCTCGCCGTGGCTCGACAGAGACCACGACGACAACTTGCCAATCGACTTCGATTCGTCGGACTGCCCAGGCGTCCGCTTTCGCATCATCATGGATCCGTACGATGCCTCGGGAAGGAGCTCATTGATCACGCCCCCCGTGCGAGACGGATTGCCCTCCGTCTCCGCGTAGATCCTCCATTCGGCGGATTCGTCAATGTGGCTGCCGAGGATTGTTCCGCAGCAGCAACAGACTTTCTGTCCCTCCTCCAACTCAGTGTCAGGGTGTTCACAGTTCATGAGATGTGTACGTGTTTGGAACAAAAAGTCCATTTTCAAGAACGGTACATGCTGTTCATTGCGGTCGGGTCATATACCATGGGCCTATATGTGGTGAGCAAGGGTGGGCGGTGAGAGGCACGCTGTTGAGTCCGCAGCCACGACACCAATAAATACTTGTCGTCGTTTACGGGCCACACCAGAAACCCAGATTCAGTCAGCGTCTTGGTCAGGTACTCTCGCGCCTCTGACACCTGGAACAGCGGATATCCAAATACAAAGTTGGGAACTTCAAACACGACATATGGGGCGTTGGGATTGTGGATCGCTTGTGCGCGAATCTTCGCGTAGAGCTGGGCAAGAACAGGACGCATGGCGGACATTCTCCGCTCCCTGCGTTCCTCTTGCTCGTCCCATACATCACGGGCTTTCAGCATCCTTGCCTTGTCTACACACTATGTTCCGCTCAATTGCACTCGGCGGCGGGGGTGTCCGTGGAGCACTTCACATTGGTGGGTTGCGTGCACTGGCAGAACGACAACCGTTGGTATTCCCTGACGGAATCTACGGGTGTTCCGTCGGGTCCATTATTGCAACATGTCTGGCGTTTGGGTTGAATGTCGACCAGATGGAGTCCATGCTGAGCACTGAGTTTGTCTTGTCCAACTTTATCCCACCTCTGTCCTTGTCGGCCCTGATGTCGTTTCAGTCCAAGAAGGGCATGTTCTCGATGGACATGCTCGAGAATGCGCTCTTGACTTCCTTTGCTCGATTCGGAATTGACCTTCGAGGAAAGATGATTTCCGATGCGCCGCAGAAGTTGTGGATCGTGGCAGCCAACCTGACGCGCAAGAATACCAGTCTACTTACTGGTCAAATTCCATTGCTGGCTGCCATCAAGGCGTCGTCGTGTATTCCAGGCGTCTATCAGCCCCAGATCATCAACAACAATGTGTTCCTCGACGGAGGAGTGAAGTGTGACTGCATCGTTAGCGTGGTGCCCAAGGGAACCTTGGTCTTTCATATCGGATATGCGCAGGGACCGCTGTTTCCGTCTGCACTTGAAGCGATGGAGATTGGGGAGTTCTTCCGCAATGTCTATGCCAATGTTCGCGAGGGCCTGCGACCCAAGTACCCGAATGTGTTGGATTTTGAAGAGACCAAGCTGGGTCCTCTGTCAGATGTCACAGAGGAGGAGAAGACATACATGTTGACGACTGGATACGAACAGGCCTCACGCTTTTTCTCCAAACTGGGATACCAGAAACTGGTTGAGCGAAGCAGTAGTGACGCGCTGAGTGAAGTCCGTGATGCCGTCTGAGGACTCGAGCTTGATCGTCGGATACCCCTCGATGCCGTAGGCAGTGCACGTGGCTACATCCTCTTCGCAATTCACTGTCTTGCCGACAACCTTGGTCGTGCCGTATGTCGCAGGAAGGTGAAGCGCCTCCCATTCGGGCTTGGCCTTTTGCGAGTGACCGCACCAGTCCGTGTAGAAAAAGTACAGGGTCGCATTGCCCTCGAGCGTCTCCCGCAGAGCAGGGCGCAGGGTCGGCTTCCAGTAGATATAGGTCAATACCACAATCAGGAGGAGGAAGGCCGACTCAAGCCAGTACATTGTTGAAAGAGACGAGAAATTCTACGCTGCTTTTCATACCAGCGGCGATAGGCCTCTTCTGCAGATACGTTCTCTTTCAGTTGCATCCACGCCACATCCGTGGTCATTCTCTCAGGCTCATAAGGACGCGGGTTCACGACGAACCATCGTCCTTGGTAGCGTAAAACGAATTCAGGCATTAACATAGTCTCTTTTGCTAAAGGTAAATGGAAGCAGTCGGTAAGGTGATTCTTGCCATTGTCCTCAATTACGGGGTCCATTACGCATCGATGGCGGCCCATAACTCGATGTGCATGCCGCACACTGTCCAGGAAGTTGCACAATCGCTGTTTCTCACCGCCAGTCCTGCATGTTCGACCCTTCTGACGATTGCTCAGCACACGCAGAATGGATACGCCGCTGCCGTGACCACGGGCGCTGTTACGCTGGTAACAGACGCACTGAAGGTCGCCGCTTAGACGCGCAGGCCACCACCCGGGAAGCCGACCAGCCCAGCGCCGATACCGAAGCCAGCGCCCGTGCGAGCCGAGGCCCCGACGCTCGGGGCGTAGATGTCGAGGATGGCGAAGGTGGCCGTCGCGACGAGGGCGATCATGCCAACCTCCGACACCTTGAGTGTCTTCCCAGGGAACACATACGCGGCGATGGCCACCGCGAGGCCCTCAAGCGCGTACTTAATGACGCGCATCAACAGATCCGACATATCCAGGCCAGGGGCGGCAGTAGGCTTCGGCTTAGACTCCATTTTATTCATTGGTCGCGAAAGAAATTCATCCAGACCCAGACCCGAGGAACAAACGGATGCCAAGGACGACTGCGGCAATCGTCCAGACGAACCACCAGGAGATGTAGTTCGAGACATAGTACAGGACGACATAGAACACGATGGCATGGAGCAACGCACTCCACACGACACCTCCTGGGAGGCTCGGTACGATCACGCCAGGACAGAGCAGGAAGAACACGACTGCACAGGTGTAGAGATCGTACATTATATCCTCCAAAGGTATTTTCACGCTGGACGCCCATCAGACAAAATGCCTGCAACTGAGCTTCCCATCACCGAGGACGACGGCACCCGTATCGACTATTTAGATGAGGATCCCGAGGTCCCGAACCAGCGCTACTGCATCATCTCGTTCATCAGCCCCGAGAAGGTGATTCAGCAGAAGCAGGAGTTCTACTTCAAGGAGTTCGTGACGTGGATGGACTACCAGTGGAAGGTCAAGGGCCTCGAGCACCTCATGGCGTTCGTCTCCAAGAAGTACTCCATTAAGGTCGACGACCTTCTGAAGGACGCGGAGGAGTTCGTCAAGGTGCGCAACGAGGAGGTCAAGGCCACTGATGTCCACGAGGAGTACCAGGTGTTCATGCTCAAGCACGAGAAGGAGCTTCAGGAGAAGTTCGATTCGACCGTGAACTTCCGCACGAACATCCGCGGCGTCAAGGTGCGTCGTTGCTTCCCGTCCGTGGAGGAGACGCAGATGTTCGCCAAGGTCCTTCAGCGCAAGTACCCGAAGGACAATCTGTACATCGGCAAGGTCGGTTGCTGGCTGCCGTGGGACCCCTCGGAGCACCTGATGCCCGAGGTCGAGTACGCCGAGCGCGAGCTGAACGAGCTCATGCGCAAGTACAAGGAGAACGAGGTGAACAAGGACATGTTCTTTGCCGAGCAGCGCGACGAGTCCATCAAGAAGCAGAAGGAGGAGAATGAGCGTCGTCGCAAGGCCAATGCGCTTGAGGCGGCTGGCGGCACGAATGCCGCGGCTCAGCTGACGGATCTGGCTGTCCCTGTCCATCCGACAGAGGGGGTCATCCGCGAGTAATTTGTTGGAGAGATGTAAATGGGTGGGTTTGACGAGTTTTTCAAAGCTATTTCCAGTCCTAGTGCGGGCAAGCGTCGTGGGGGCGTGCGCCGCGGGTCAGTCGCTAAAGGAATAATGGCCAAAGATATTGCGTTAGCACTTAAAGCCCAGGGAGTAGACGCAGCCGCTGCGGAGGAACTTTCGACCCCGCTCGCCAGTGCACAGATGGAGTCCGACGAACAGACTGACGAAACGCGGATTGGACAGAGTATTCAGGTGGTTGGTGATGTGATACAGTTAAGCGCGTCGACCAAGTCGTTGTTCGAGGGCAAGCTCGAAGACTTCTTGAAGACACTTGCCACTGTATGGGCAAATCTTCAACTGTATGGCCCAGCTGCAGCGTCGGGAGTGGTTGTAGGTGTGGGTGCTGCTGGTGCTGCAGCATGGCAGTTTGACTATGTCAAAGAGGCTGCCTACCTCTTCTTACCCATCATTGCCGAAGACATCAAGAAGTACGCTCATGACAACATGGGAGTTGCTCTCACATCAGCTGTGTTGTTTCCAATCTGTCTTTACATCTTTAGTATCCTCCTCCTCAAGTCGGTCATGAAGAAAACGCCCTCACCAGCTTCTGTTGAGAAGAGTGCAATCTCTACATTTGGTCTGGAACTGAAAGGCGAACCAGACGCGGCTGAACTCAAGCAGGCACTTGCTATACTCGATGCGAAAGTGGCCGCGGCAGAAGCAGCCATGAAGGCACAAAATCCTGTTCCTCAGTGGACGGGTGCCAACGCTGTGCCGCTGGGAATGCCCAGCCAGCCCCAGCTCACGAACGCTGGCGGTCGTCGTCGCTCTACTTCCCGCCGCCGTCGCCACCAGTCTTATTTACCCAAACGGACACGGCGTTCTTCTTCTGGACGGCGCCAGCGGTATAGTCGTCGGCGGCGAGAATAGCCGAATGGAATGGCTGATTGTTCGCCCACAAGGTTGAGTCGCACATCCTGAACGGCGGATGCTCGGCGGCCTTGTACCAGAACACCTGGTCCTCCAGCTTGTTGGAATTCACATTGTTGCAGATAACCAAGCACTCAAAGTTCTCGGTGCACTGGTCCATGAACGTACAGAACATCTCAAACGTCGGAAACATACCTGCGTAATTCTCGTAAATCCTACGACGATTACCTAGGATATTCTCGCGGAGAATGAAGACAAAATCCACGTTCGTGCGCAGATTGGGCGTGATACCCAGCGGATACTGCATAGTGATGATCGTCATCATGTCAATGTGACGACCGTTCATAAACACATATCGCGTGGACTCCTCCTTGATCCATGACGAATCATACAGACAGTCGTCCAGAATCAGGAAGGCGCGCGGGTCAATGTTCGACTGCCCTCCACCGCTAGTCTTGGCCGTGTTGCGCTTCTGTTTCATGGTCATCTGGCGCTTGATGACATTCATGACAATCTGGGGAGTGTACTTGTCGTGAATGAACTTCGACGGCACCATGTGCTGGAAGAACTCGTTGGCCACCTCCGTACCCGAGATCACTGTGCCCACAGGGAAGTCCTGCTGGCAATTGTAGAGGATATCGCGCACCAAGAAGGACTTGCCCGTGTCCTTCTTTCCAATCACCACCATCATGGGACTCTTCCGCGAATCAATCTCACATCGAGCCTTGATCATCCCAATATCAAACTTCTTCAGCGAAAAGTTCATCTTGTGTTGTCCCGTGGAAAGAATGTAGGCGTTCAGACCCAGTGTTTCATTCCTTCCAGTTCAAGACAATGGTGAAGGAACTAAGGACCCAGTCTCTGGATTTAAAGCTGCATCGCTACCCGAAGCTTGATGGCACTCACTGGGATTTGAACCACATGCAGCCCTTCTTCCCTCCTTTGGAGACTCTGTTCAAGACGGAACGGCTGTCCAACTTGTCGGAGTACGGTGTCAAGCTGCCCGAGGAAGTTGAGTCCGTAGTGGATGCGAGCAGTGTACGCACCACGAAGATTCGCACGACCCCCGTCCATCGGAAGACGACCATGGTCCTGAGCCCGTTCAAGACCATGAAGGGCGTGTATGCAGTGCCGTCGCTTCCGAAGCCAGCGGAGGTGGCCAAGGAGATGGAGGAGCAGACGCAGAGCCCCCACACGGCAGGCTATGTCGGGGCCATGACTTCGATTGCCCTGTCAGGAACGGGGTGTGCCCACTTCCCCAAGGTATTTGGTGTGTACACGGCCGTGGCCACCAAGCACGAAGTGAACATCTCGGATGATTACGAGGATCTCTGCGACCGCCCGTGGTTTGCCGACCAGATTGGCAAGACATTCGAGCTCCGCCTTCACGACGATGGAGCAGAGGGTGGATTCACGCATACGCGCGGTCGTCGGTCGGCCGTGGATCTGGAGGACGCCCGCATTGAGCTGGAGACCACTGATCTGGAGGCGGTTCATGTGGAGACCCCTCAGACTGGAACAATGGTGGAGGAGTACGAGATCCAGTCGAGCGAACACAGTGAAGAGTCGGACGACGAGGACGAAGATGTGTATGAGATTGAATCGTGCGACTGTGAAGACGAATCAGAGGATGAATACGATGAGCCCGAGGAAGACGACGAGCCCTTTGCGTGGGCCACCTTCAAGGATGTACCCGTGATCACAACTATCATGGAGGTATGCGAGGGCACTTTTTACGACCTGCTCAAGGTGTCCAGTGATCCCGACCACCACATGGCCTGGGTGGCGCAGATTGTGGTGGCCCTTGCCCACGCTCAGCGCACTTGTGGATTTGTTCACAATGACCTCCACGGAAACAATGTCATGTTCGTGTCCACGACCGAGGAGTTCCTGTACTACAATGTGGCTGGAACCTGCTATGCCATTCCCACCTACGGAAAGCTGATCAAGATCATTGACTTTGACCGCGCGGGCGTCTCCGTCAAGCTCCAGGGTATGAAGGAACCGCGTTTCTTTCTGAGCAGCCAGTTCAAGCCCGACGAGGAGGCGGGTGGACAGTATAATTGCGAGCCCTTCTACGACCAGTCGCACCCGCGTATTGGACTGAATCCGTCCTTCGACCTGGCGCGGTTTGCGTGTTCGGTGTTCTGGGATATGTTCCCGAAGGGTCCCGATGCACTGACAGGAAGCCCTCTGCGCGCCATCTTCCTGGCTTGGACCACACTTCCCGATGGATCATCGGTCATGTTCCGCAAGAAGCGCGACAACCACGATCGCTACCACGGATTCGGACTGTACAAGGCCATTGCCCGATACTGCAAGGACACGGCAATTCCTCGCAAGGAGATGGCCAGGTTCAAGCAGTTCGTGGTGCCGCGGATTCCTGCTGGGCAGCACTTTTTACTGATTGAAGGATAATGGCGCTCACCGAAGGATTGAAGTTCAAGTACTCCCTGTATTCGGCTCTCCTGTTCTTTTTAGTGGCCAGTCCCACTTCGTTCAGGTTGTCGTCTCGGTTGTTTGGTGGCGCCGTAGCGTCGAAGGGCGGTTGCCCTACGGCGGTTGGGTTTGCTCTTCATACATTTGTCTTCTTGGTCGCCCTATACGGACTGATGTCTCTTCCGCACGACGAACACATGACCAACTCGCGCGCGCTGGCCCCGCTTGACTTTGAGAAACTGACTCCTCCTGCGGGTCTGGAAATCGGTTCGGATCCCAAGGTTATCGGATAGACAGTGAAAGTTTCTAGACAATGAACAATGCCAACTCGCAGTCGCATCTCTCCCCATGCAAGGACGACGGTAGAAGCCCTCGCAAAGCACATGGGTATCTCCTACGCCGCTGCCCTCGCGAAAGTGCGGGCGGATCCGAAGCGCTATGGAATGACAGGACATTTGCCTGGTCACACGCGCAAGCGCGGTGTCATGGGTGGACGGACACGCCGCCGCCGTCGTAGCTAAAACTCTGTCTCCAATACAATGACACACGATCGCGTAAAGGCCGAGACGAAGCGACTGGTGTCTGCCACGCGAAGGGTTACTCGAGCCAAGAAGATACTTGCCCAAGCGAATGCCGCGCTGAAGGTAACAAGGAAGCGTATTGTGGACGCCACGCGGGCACAGAAGCGGGCGGCCAAGGATTAGAACTCGGGCTTGCCCACGAACATATCCTGGACGGCCGCGATCACAGGCTCGGCTGCCACGGACACACCATCGGAACCACCCAATGCAAAGACGACTCCACCTGCGAGCGTACCCGCTCCAGCTGCAATCTTCGCCCCGTCAAGGAACACCATCGGCTCCTCCTTGGACCGACGGTCCATCACATACAAGACAGCTGCCACAGCCACAACCACTCCCACGATCATGGCATAGTAATACATCTCGTCCATTTGTCTGGCTCTCATCTTTTTCAACTCACAGATTCAACGCAACTGCCTCTGACGACGGCTTGACGTCCACTTCTCCCTCGGCCTCGGATTCTGTGTCAGACTCAAAGTCATCCTCGCTCAGCCCAATATCCTCACCCAGCTTGATGGCAGGCGGCTCGTCATCCGAGTCCTCCGCCTCCGACTCAAACTCCTGTGTCTCGTTCTCTCCAAACTTCACAGCGGGCTTCGGCTCCTCCACGGGCGTCGGCGGCGGCGCCACAGGCTCGGGAGCAGGCGCAGGCGCAGGGGCCACCGCACCCTCCTCGGGGGCCTTGAAGTACGCCTTGCTGATCTCCTTCCACGGGATGAAGCTATCAATGACCTCGTTCAGGATGTCAGCCAGCATCACCTCAATATCACGACGATTACGGGCCTGCTGCTCGGACGTCACACCCACCGTCTTGAACAGATACGCATTGGACCAGAACCCCCGGGCCGCCACGATGTAGAACTTGTGGATAAAGACCTCCATGGACGGCCGCGTGAAGGGAATGTCGACATGCTCCGACCGCACCTGCTGAAGCGAGGCGAATGCACGGATGTAGCTGACAAAGACACCCAACAGCAGGTCTTCCATGTAATCGCACTTGGATGCAGTGGCAATACGATCCACCTCCTTCTTGAGGGTCTCGGGGGTCCACTTCGGCACCTGCGTCAGCAGATTCTGGAACGTACGCAGGATCTGGTCGGGCTGCTTGTTCCGATCACACGCCGACTTGGCATTGTCGTAGATGCTCCAGAACCCGTCGGCTACATGGGGAATCACGACGCGTCCCAAATTCTCACGAAGGGTCTGCTTGACAAAGTCGGTGGACATTTGTTTACACGCGAGGAGTCTGGTTTCCTTAAACCGACGCAGATGAAGCTTGTGTTGATTCTCATGGTCAAGAATGAGTCGGCCATCATCAAGCGCTGCCTCGAGGCTGTCGACAAGGTGGCAGATGCGTTCTGCATCCTTGACACGGGGTCGACAGATACGACTGTTGAAATCGCCGAGGAGTTCCTCGAGACGCGGGTAGGATGTGTCACAGTCGAGCCGTGGCGGGACTTTGGATACAATCGGTCCGTCAGCTTTGTTCGCGCCCATGCTTTTCTGAAGGAGCAGTGCTGGGACCTCAAGGATACCTACGGCCTTTTGCTGGACGCGGATATGATCTTCAACCCAGGAACTCTCCTCCAACAGAACCTGACGGAGCCTGGATACACCATTGTGCAGGCGGCGGGAACACTCGAGTATCCCAATACCCGATTGGTTCGCATGGACTTCCCCTGGACCTGTGTAGGCGTGACCCACGAGTACTGGTCGGGCCCGACCACGCACCTGCCCAGGTCGGTGTGCTTCATTGACGATCGCAATGACGGGGGGTGCAAGTCTGACAAGTTTGAGCGCGATGTTCGTCTGCTGGAGAAGGGGTTGCAGGATGAACCTGGGAATGGTCGCTACATGTTCTATCTGGCCCAGTCCTACCACTGTCTGCGGCGTTGGGACGACGCGCGACGCATGTACAAGAAGCGCATTGCCACAGGAGGATGGGACGAGGAGATCTGGTACAGCCACTACATGGTTGGCAAGTGCTGGCTCGACCTGAACAACATTCCCAAGTTTGAGTACTGGATGCAAAAGGCGATTGCCCTGCGGCCCACGAGGGCAGAGTCCTACTATCAGCTGGTCAAGCACTTTCGCGAGCACTCGAGGCACTTCAAGGCCTACCAGTACCTCATTGAGGGGAAGCGCGTGCCCATGAGCTCCGATTCTCTGTTCCTCGAGATGGATGTGTACAAGTATCTGTTTGACTATGAGCGCACGATTCTCGATTTCTATGTCCAGCCAGACCGCAAGGTGGGTATGCGCACCTGCATGGAGTACCTGCTCAAGACGGACCACAATCGGACCAATGTCATCTTCAACTTCCAGTTTTATGCACAGCCCGTCGTGGCTGTCCACACGGAGTTGGGTCCGCGCCTTCCGACGCCGTTCCCGGGATACAGGCCCTCTGCAATTTCCGTGTGCGGATATCCGATGGCCAATGTCCGCTACATCAACTACTGGATGGAGAATGGGGAGTACAAGACACCTCCGAACCAGCCCGTGCTGACGGAGAATGCGTATGTGAATCTCGAGACCATGACGGCGGTGGCAAAGATGGACGATGGAACGGTTGGCATGCCCAAGGTTCCGCACCACGTGAAGGGCTTGGAGGACCTCAGGTTGTACGAAAACACCGATGGACTGTCCTTTGTGGCAACGACGCAGGAGCACGCAGAGGGCAAGGTGCGTCTCCTCAATGGTCGGTATGGGTCGGACGGCAAGTATTCTGACTGCAAGATCCTGGAGTCGCCGTATGGTCGCCAGTGCGAAAAGAACTGGCTGCCCATCCAGGGCACGGACATGATGATCTACGGATGGTCGCCATTCGAAGTGCTCGACCGCCAAGGGATCCGTAGGTCCATTCCAACACCTCCGCTGTTCTCTGCGTTCTGTGGGTCCGCGCCCCCGATCTTGGTTGGCGACAAGTTCTGGACGCTGGTGCATATGGTGGAGTACGCAAAGCCCCGCAAGTATTACCATCTGTTCGTGGAGACACAGTCTATTGACAAGGTCACACGGATTACTCTGCCCTTTGTGTTCAAGTCGGCTGCTGTAGAATACTGTCTGTCGTGTCGGTTGTCCGACCCCACAACGGTGTCCTGTTATGTCAGCTTTGCCGATGCCAATCCTGCCCAAGTGGACATTCCGTTCTCATCGCTTGAGTGGATGTCAATCTAGATGCGCAATCACTGTACGCATCAAGTTCGAATATGCCGGGCGCTGATAGGCCAGCTTGTCCTTGAAGAAATGAATGGTGGGAAGCTTCGAACACCAATATCGGTCAATGCACGCCTCCGAGTTCTCTCCGCCCGTTTCTATCATGATATTGAGACCTTCCCGCGCAACACGAAGAACCTCGGCCGAAGTGGGCTTGTGCAGAAAGTACGCAGAGGATGTCGTGCACGGCTGTTTGCTGATGGACAAGAGATCGTCGTGTGGAAGTCGAGGCTCGAAACGAGCCAGGGATAAGAAGCACATTGTATACTCGTACGACCTGCGGAAGAACTCTGCGATCGATCCCTTGACGCGATCCACGTCGCCCGTGAAGACAATGTCGTCTTCCACAATCATACAGGTCTTCAGTTCAGGAGTGTCCTCAAAGTGCTGCATAACATCCACATGGTTCTTCGTTGCTCCTGTATATGGCGAAAGCGGTCCACCCGTCTTGGCTTTATAGTGATGAACCTTGTGGAGAGGGGCCGCGACTCTTGCCAGAGACGACAATGTCTCCATATACCGATCGACTCGCTCTTCCAAGTTGAGAATGTAGATAATATCCACAGAGTCCCAGCAGGGGTGAGATTCGACCACGTCGTGCTTGACAGTGTAGAAGAAGCTCACGTGGCGATACATCTTGTTGGTCCCAGGAAGCGCGCGGTGCCAATCGGGGTAGTCTCCGTAGACAATGACAACTTCACCCTCTGCGGGTTCGCGCTTGGGGTCGAAACTTGCAACCACCTTCCCAAGACATGCAACCAAAAAGTTGGAGTTCCGCATAATGTGTGGGTGAATGTCGGCAAACTCAAACGCCCTCATCCAGAACTGCGCTTTTTGCAGGTCTCCGACATGCATGCATGCGCGAAATGCTGCATCGTATGTGTCCCAGCGATGGTGCCAGGGGATACTCAGAGGATCCAATGAGTCGGTGAGTCGTTTCACGAGGACGAACTGGTCCTGACCCTGCAGGATGCTCACGTCTCGTGCGACATCGAACATATGGGAAAACTTGGGCTTGCCGTCCCAAATGACATTTCCCACGAAATCGTATTCATCGTCGTAAGGCCGATCAATCCACTCCGCGTGTTCGCCTACATAGGCGCGGTTGCATGTGTGAAGTAAGAGGTCTGGCTTCACCAAGTCGTACACATACTGCGTGAGGAACTGCTCGTCGAACCCATACTCCACTTCATGTGTCGGGATCATGAGCGGCAGCGGCTTCTTCCAGCCGAAGGTACCTGCCATGATCTTCGAGGAGTGCCAGTAGTGATCGCGAATGCTGTGATACATCTTGTCGGACTTCAGGAACTGGTCAATGCACCAACGGTCTCGAGCCGTAACACGAGAATCCGTGTCTCGCACAAAGCCCACTTCGGCCGTGTGCAAGGACAAGTAGCGGAGCAGGGCATTGATCGCGCCTCCTCGGTTCGTGATGTTGACTTCCACGCCCTCGGGAATGACCCACGACGGATCACAAAAGCCCTTGTGCACCACAATGGTAAAATCGGGGTAGTACTGCTTAATGATCTCGATGTTCTCCAGGAGACCCGTGTAATAGTTAGGCTCCGTGCCGTAGAGGCAGAAGGAGAAGACCTTCATTATGTATACATGTGCCTGAAGGATTCATTCGTCTGCCGCAGGGTGTCCTGCAGAATATGCCGACACAAGTCCGAGGTGATGGTCAGAGGAAGCTTGATGTCCTTGTAGAAGACATACTTCTTGGCCGTGGTCTCTCCTGCGATGCGGAGGAGGTTGATACGGGTCACCAAGGTCTCCACGGTACGGATCAGGTTGCGAACACCCTCCTCCTCCTTTGAGTACTCGGAGATCAGGTACTTGATGGCCTCGTCGCTCATGGTCAGCTGGTCCTTGAGCTGGATGCGCTCGAGGATTTGCGGCCAGATGTACTGGTTGACGATCGAGGCCTTCTCCTCCCAGGTGTAGCCCGAGCAGTTGATGATCTGCATGCGGTCCTTGAGCACGGGGTGGATCTTGCTCTCGTCGTTGAAGGAGAAGACGAACAAGCACTGGGACAAGTCAAAGTCCACTCCAGCAAAGTAGCGATCGTGGAACTGGCTGTTCTGCGAGCGGTCTGTCAAGTGAATCAGCATGCTGGTGATCTCGTCTCCGTGCGCAGTCGTCGAAATCTTGTCCACCTCGTCAAAGTACAGAACAGGGTTCATGCACCGCGCAGCCATGATGGAGTCGGCAATGCGTCCCCAGGTCGAGCCCTCGTAGGTGTACGAGTGACCCACAAAGTTCGAGGCATCCGATGCACCGCCCAGAGAGAAGAACTCGAACGGGCGCTGGAGGACCTTGGCCACACCATGACGAGCGAACGAGGTCTTGCCCACACCCATCGGACCCTTGAGCGCAATCACATTGCCCACGGACCCAGGGTTCGACATCCACTGGGCCAGAATCTGCATGATCTGCGTCTTGGCCGATGTCATTCCGTAGACGGCCGTGTCCAGGGTCTTGGTCGAGTCCTCCAGAAAGCCAGCACACTTCTCGGGGCCATCCTTGATGGTCACAGGCAGGGGCACGCACTTGCCGAACGGAATGCGGAGGAACGCATCGACCCAGGAGCGGAGCTTGTACCCTTCGCCCTCCATGGACATCTCCGTGAGAATGTCGATCTTCTTGATGACGGACGCCTTGATGGTGTCGGCAATGTCAAGGTCCAGGACACGGAACTTGTAGGGAACATCGCCGTCCAAGACCAGCGTGGACAAGCGCTTCATCTGCTCATTGAGACGACGACGCTTGGACTTGGGAAGATCCTCGTAGTACTCCTCCTCGTCCTCATTCAGCTCAATGGCAGGGGCCTCCTCTTCCTTCTCCTTGGACCGACGAGGTGCGTGGCCCTTCTTGCCCACATACTTCTGCATGAGGTGCCCGATGAAATCCTCCTCGTCCGACTCCTCGTCCGAATCCGACTCGGACTCTTCCTCAATGTCGATGCGCCCCTTACCTGCCATGGTGTGGATGTGAAGCTTAACAGACACCTTGGCTCCCTTGGGAATGCGAAGCGAGCTGCTGTCCTCCTCCTCGGACTCGCTTTCCTCTTCCTCGTCTTCACAGTCTTCCTCCTCCTCTTCTTCGGATTCGGACTCAGACGGAGGAACATAGTCCTCGTCCTCGGACTCGGAGTCGGGCTGGTTCAGGGTCTCGTCCTTGACCCACTTGGTTGTCTTTCCATCGCGCTTACGAAGATTGTACCGACTGGGCATCTTGCTGCCTCACAAGGAAAAAAAGAAAGCCAATCCCTTTTTGTCGGTCTACTAACAATGAGCGATCCTGACGCTGCCCAAATCAACGAGATCGCCGAGAAACAGCTGGAGAAGATTGAACAGGAACAGACAGAAGACCCGAGTGTCAAGACATCCATCCGTGTCGTGGAGGCGTTCTTGAAGTCGCATCGGGTCATGTGTTACGGGGGCACAGCCATCAACAATTTGCTGAAACCCAAGGACCAGTTCTACGACTTTACTCGCGAGGTGCCCGACTATGACTTTTATAGCGCCACGCCCCAGGAACATGCGATGGAGATTGCAGACAAACTGAAGGCTGCGGGCGTCCCCGATGTGCAAGTGAAGCCGGGCGTCCACTTGGGAACCTTCAAGGTGTTTGGTGATTACACGGGTGTAGCGGATGTGTCCCAGATGGATGCAAGCTTGTTCGATCGGCTGTGGGATGAGGGGTATGTGAAGGAGGGGATTCACTATGTGACTCCGAACTTTCTGCGCATGTCCACCTATCTCGAGCTGTCGCGCCCCGAAGGCGATGTGTCTCGGTGGAACAAGGTGTACACTCGAATGATGCTTCTGAACGACGAGTATCCGCTGACCTGCAAGGCTCACGCGCCGCCCGAGGAGGTTCTGACTCCTCAGCGCAAGAAGGAGGTGATCAAGATGCTCCAGTCCGAGCCCGTGGTGCTGTTGGGATTCAATGCTGCCGAACGCCATTCGTCGCATGCGACTTGGACGAGCCCCGTGACCCTGTTGGCAGAGGCCGATGTGATTGCCCGTTTGACCAAGGGACACAAGGCCCACGTGACGGAGGCCAATGCGATCCTTCCCGAGTGCACGGAGGTGATTGAATCCGACGGATGTATGTTCCGCTACTACGCAACGCAGGCGTGCCATAGCTATCATGAAACCGCGGACGGGATCAAGATTGCCAGCATTCCGACAACGCTGCAATTCTACTTTGCATATGTGTATTCGGGGATTGACGAGGACAAGGTAAGCCACATTCTCTGCGTGGCCCAGCGGTTGATGGAGTTGGCCCACCACGCCAATAAGCGCCGATTCAAGTTGTTGACGCCGACGGACTGCCTCGGCGAGCAGTCGAACCTGCACGACATGCTGAAGGAAAAGACAAAGCTGTATGGCGAACTCTCCAAGGACCGAGCGAGCAAGGAGTTCCTGACCTTCTTCTTCTCGTACTCCCCCGATGTTGACAAGGGACGGCGGACGACGCTCAGGAAGCAGCTGCGCGAGCTCAAGAAAACGAAGTAATGTTGCCCGTGGACATGCTGGGGAATCCACCCGAGCAGTCGCACTCACGATATCCATTCAGAAACTGACGCACGAATCCATTGCCATTGGGCGTGTGGCTCTGGTACGCATTGCGACCACCCCAAGCAGGAATGGTGTTTGAGATTGCATTGTTCGTCGTGTAGATCAGCTGGACCTTCTGCTGGTACACCACGTCCGATGGGTTTTGAATGCGCATGCTTGTATTGCCCGATAGATCGGTACCACGACGACCGCCTGAACTCATTTAGTCTTTATGCAGATTTAAACGGTCCAATATACCATCCAAGATCCGAATAAGGCGGCATCGAGGGCATGATGGCCGACGCAGAGGGCTGGTCCTTTGCCATCCGCTCAATCTCCTCGGGCTTCAGCGTCCGCGAGTAGTAGGTCAATCCTGAGATCGTGCCATCCCAGCCAAACTCGCTGGATCCCACGATTAACGAATCCGTGTTCTGGAGGGGCAACTGCGACATGGTGTGCGTCTGGCGAAGAATGCCATTGATGAAGATGTTCAGCGCGTACTGATTGACTTCCACGACCACATGCATCCACTTTTGAGCGGGGATGTTCGGGATCAGCACGCTCTCCTGGTTCCCGCCGTAGGTATTCATCTTGATCAGCATGGCGTTGGGCGTGGAATCGAGATACACACCCGGGCAGTTGTTCTTGTTGAAGATCACCCGCTGACGGCCGTAGTTGAAGGTAAAGTCATTCACTGTGATCCAAAACGCGTAACTGAACACGGCTCCGTCGGGCTGGTTGAACGAGCGAAAGATGTGGGCGGATGGATACATTTCCGTCTTTCCAGATTGACCCCCAGGTAAGATCACTTCCATTGTCGAGTCCGACGGCCGAGACAGGACAAATACATAGAACAACACGCCGATGACGATTACACTGGCAGCGACCACGATCCACTCCTGCATTGCTTCTACTCTACAAACTATGTTCGCGTGAACCCCCGTGCTCCCAGCCGAAGCTGTAGGGTACTCGGTGTATCGGGCGGAGGCGGTGCGGACCCACGAGTCACGAGAACACTTGCCAGCATCTGCTCATGCGTAGTGTTCCGCTGGCGCTCGAGAATAGCTGAACTAAGGGCGCGGTCTCGCATCTCGTAGATGTAGTGAATGCGCTCTTCATCGGGCTGATACTCCGTTCGAATGTATCCCGTCCGGGCAAGACGAATTGTCCAGTCCAAGTCCTCGCCGTACAATGCATCCGTAAAGGCAACGGTCTTTGCAATGTCGGCCTTCATCACATTCAGGTGATTCGGTGGGCGGAGAAAGGTCGTCTCGTTCGCCATGGGCTGGTCAAGCTTATTGGCGATGCTGTGCGTGAAGGTCCAGGACGAGATTTTTCCGCGAAGACGACAGCAATCAAACCCGCCCCGAATGCATGCAGATGCATCTTCAAAGTACTCTCGCGTCACGCGATCGTCATCGTCAATGAAGGAGACATACTTTCCTTCTGCGGCCTGAAGCATCTGCTGCCGCTTCGCACCAATGCTGAGAACACAGGCGTCGAATCCAATCGTAACCTTGACACGGAGGTCTGGGCACACTGCACGGGATGTCTCATGAATGAACCTGAGCAGCGACTGCAATGACTTCTCGCGTCCAGGCATCGTCGCAATCAGAATGGTCCAGTCGTAGGAATAGGCCTTCCTGTTAATGTATGTGGCCATGTCGTCTGTCCAAGCCATCTGATTCTTGATATAAAGTGCGTCGTATCCACCGTACCCGTGACCAGGGTGTTCGTGGCGAACAATGCACGTCGGAATATACAGGCACTTGTCAGCGAGCGTTGTCTTGCACAGGTCCGTGAACTCCGTGTCGCAGTAGAAGCTCTTGTAGCTCGGCTGGTAGATGTAGCCGAATTGGTTGTACATGACACGCCCCATGATACTCAAGGTATTCAGGGCGTTTCCTTGGTGTCCGTCATTGAACCAGAGAATCCCATTGGTATCGGGAAACGAGGCCATCATGTGCGAACGAATGGCATCGTCGTAGCCCTTGATAATGGGGACCATGTCGTCGGACACTAGCATGACAATGTCCCACGGATAGGTAATCTCGGACATGTCAGCATTACACGCTTCGATCTTGGTCTTGTTGTTCCCATAAAAAATGCGACACCACTCTGCATTTCCCATGATGCGGGTAAACTCTTCTTGGACGAGGGATCGTGTCATGCTGTCGTCATCTTGGTCGCATGACACGGCAATTCCGATACGATCGGGGCGTGTTGCCATATTGCAATACGCCTGGAGCGTCTTCAGTGCCTGTTGAGGCCTGGAGCGGGTAGGAAACTTTAGAAGGAGTCGCATTGTACTAAGTGGATATAGATGTTTAACTACTTTGATTCGGTGCCACCCGTAGGTCCAGTGGATCCCGTAGGAGAGACAGCCTTTGACGGGTCCGTGGGGCCAACTGGCGCATTACTGCCCGCTCCTCCAAACGGATTCCAGGAGGCCGCGGACACACCTTGCAAGACTGCGGTGGATGTCACGGGCTTACCTGTCGAATCTTCGATGATGATGGTGTATCCAAAGAGATTGTAGACCGTTCCAGTGGGGCCTGCGGCACCATCTCCGCTGACCAGGGACTTGCAGCTGGTTCCCGCAGCGTAGAAATCGCGAGCCTCGGCGGGCTTGAGTTCCTTGCCCGCGCCGTGGACGCCGCAGATGTATCCCGAGAAGCCGCCATTGGCACCCACCAGGATGTTGCCCGTTGCCGAACGGGGCACCGCTGGAATGACCGTGGACTTGACAAGGTTGCCATTGATGAACACATCCAAGTTGCGCTGGAAGGTTGTCACGGACACCGAGAACCATGTCTGCAGAGGAATGTTCTCAATGGCGCAGAGCCAGGTCGATCCCGTATCCGTCGATCCCACGGCCGATCCAGGCTGGTACTTGCCCACGCTGGTCGAACCACTCGTGAAGGTTGTCAAATACACATTCAGTGTATTGTCCGTGGGGTGCAGAGTGATGCGAGGGCTCACGGTGGACGGGTTCGTCGAGTCCGTCCGCATCAGGACCTCCTTTTCCTTACCGAACTTGTAGTCCCAGTCCTGGACGAACATCCAGAACTGTAGATTGTAGTCTGCCCCAGGATTCAGTGGAATCGCAGAGGCTGGAATTGTGCCACCCACCTTGGCGTCGATGGGGGTAGGAGAGGCATCCACGGTCTTGCCAGCACTCACGCTGCGGAATGCTGCAACCACCACGATAATTACCAGAAAGCCCACAAACAACCCCAAGAGGACCGATGAGGTTGACGACATGGACGAAGGAATATAGGGCTGGGTGGCCACGGGAAGGACTGCCGCCACGCCTGGTGTGCTTGTAGTCGCGCCCATTTGTGTTTACAAGGGAACTTCTTTATTTGCATAATGGAAAAACGGACTTCAATCCTACAACGAAACCCAGTCGTAATGTATTGTAATAACTGCGGAGAGAAGGGCCATGTGTTTCGGGGATGCAAGGACCCTGTGCTGTCGTGTGGGCTGGTGGTTCTGGATGCCCCACAGATCCCCGCGGATGTCAAGGCTGTGAAGGTCCTGATGATTCGGCGGAAGGACAGCATGAGCTTTGCAGAGTTCATGCGGGGCAAGTACGACCCGATGGACACGGACTATGTGGGCCGACTCTTGTCCAACATGACCATCGCGGAGCAGCAGGATATCGCCCGCAAGCCATTCGATGACCTGTGGCGTCAGCTGTGGGGAGATGACCACACCTCGAACGAGTACCTGGTGTCCAAGGAGAAGTTTGCCTCCCTGAACCGAACGGGCATGGTCTCGACCTTTGCGTCTGTGTACGGTGAGCCCGAATGGGGGTTTCCCAAGGGTCGTCGTGTGCGGACCGAGACGGATCTCGAGTGTGCCCTGCGCGAGTTCAATGAGGAGACCAATGTTCCCCGCGAGGCCTATGTGGTCCTGAACAACATCCTGCTGGAGGAGACCTTTACGGGACTGAATGGTGTCCAGTATCGCCATGTGTACTTTGTGGCCCTGCTGACCAAGCCCGAGCTCGTGAATCTAGGTCAGAAGATGACCTACATGCAGAAGCGGGAGATTTCGGGAATCGGCTGGAAGACACTCGAGGAGTGTAGAAACTATGTGCGACCCCACCATGTGGAGCGGATTCACATGATCGATTCGCTGACGGAGATTGTGCGAGCCTACGAGTCACAGTGAACATCGATTCCTAGTGCAGTCAGGAGTGCTGTCTGGGCCCCGAACGCATAGTGGGCAATTTCGCCAATCACCAGCCACACGAAAAAGTGAACCCACACATTGCCCTTGAAGTACCATGCCGACGGCACGGCAAAGAACAATAAGGTGCCCACAATGTCCACGACGGAGAAGCCAAGGAAACGGTAGGAATGCCACCCTTTTCCAACTTCCCCCGCAATGTTTTTGTATGGACACTTGGCCATTGTGCTCACACGCGAAACTTTGCCAGGTAGATTGTGATGCAGTAGGCGACCACACTCAGCACGAACACCCACCACCACACCGGGAAGACCGTGGCCTCACGATCACCTGTCCCGAACGGACGAATCCGTCCCTCACGCCCGAACGCAACCGTCGGCTTGAGGTACAGGAACCCCGCCATCAAGAAGAGGAAGATGGACACCATCCAGATGCGATGCGTCTTCCGTGTGATAGCCTCCATTATCAAATCGTGGCGAAAAACAATGAGCTACGTCCTCCCCAACCGAAAGGCCTTTGCGGACTTCATTACCCGCACCTTTCTGAAGTACCGCAAGTCACCCCGCGAGCCGCAGGATGCCGACGACAAGGAGGAGGATCTCTGCAAGAGTCAGTCGAACGCACGCGAGCTGCTCCACTACCAGAAGTTGATTCGGGATTACCTGCTCATCGAGACGCCCTATCGCGGCATTCTGCTCTATCACGGCTTGGGTTCGGGCAAAACCTGTTCGTCGATTGCCGTGGCCGAGTCTCTGCTGACGACCCTGAAGACGGTGGTCATGACACCCGCTTCTCTCCAAGCCAACTACATCGGCGAGTTACGCAAGTGTGGCGACCCGATCTATGCGTATGAGAACCACTGGCGCCAGCAGCAGCTGACCGAGGAGACGCGGGCGACGGCCAAGACGATGGGTATCTCCGACGGATTCCTCGACCGCAACAACCGCTTCTTTTCCACTGTCCCCAATGAAAATTCGAACTTTGCCGACCTGCCCAAGACGGAGCAGGATGTGATCCGTGCCCAGGTCGAGGATATCCTGAGCCAGCGCTACACCTTTGTGAACTACAACGGCCTGACCCGCGCGGCTGTCAAGGAGATGGTTCCCGAGGACGGACCCAACCCCTTCGAGGACAAGGTGGTGATTGTCGACGAGGTCCACAACTTCATCTCTCGTATCGCCGACAAGGACGGCGTGGTGAGCCCCGTGTACCAAGCCTTGTACAAGGCCAAGCGCTGCAAGATTGTGGCATTGTCGGGAACGCCCGTCATCAACCGCCCCAATGAGATTGCCTACCTGCTGAATCTCCTGCGCGGACCGATTGAGCGCATCACCATTCCCTTCAAGCGCATCGAGGGATGGGACGAAGACAAGCTGACCGCCACGTTCCGCCAGCAGCCCGAAGTGGACACTATCGAGTTCAATGCGTCCAAGAAGGTCGTGATGATCACTCGCAACCCCCCGCAGTTCCGCTCGGTGTACAATGAGAAAGGCGATCGCATTGCGGTCCAGTACAAGGCCGACATGAAGTGGGTGGCCGTGGCGGCGGACTGGATCAATGGATTCAAGACCAATGTGGAAGTGGAGTTGGCAGGTGCGGAGATTGATATGGAGCGGGTGTCGCTTGAAGAATTCGAAGGTCTGCCTTCGCCGTTTGCCGAGTTCTCGTCCATGTTTCTCGACGGACTGTCAGTGAAGAACCCGCTTCTGTTCCAGCGGCGCATCCAGGGCTTAGTGTCATATTTCAAGGGCGCTGACGAGCGTATGTTGCCCCGCCGTGTCGACGACGACAAGATGCTGGAGAAGGTTCCGATGTCCAAGGAGCAGTTCACGCACTATCTCGGTCAGCGCTGGGCCGAGCTGAAGATGGACTCCAACAAGGGAAAGAAGTCGCTCGACGAGAACCTGGGTAGCTACCGCGTTCTATCGCGTTTGGCGTGTAACTACCTCCTGCCTGCAGAGTTGCGAGCAGAGTTCACGAGCGAGGAGGCCGAGAACGAGGACAAGGTGGTCGACAAGCCCGCTATTCTCGAGAAGCTCAGGACCAACCCCGAGCGCTACCTGTCCATGAAAGCACTGGAGGTTCTGAGCCCGAAGTTCTTGCGGGCCTTGAAGTTGATCCAGGAGTCGGTGGGCGAAGCAGAGTATCGCAACCAATTCGTCTACTCCCAGTACCGTGAGCTGGAAGGTCTTGGCGTCTTTTCGGCCATATTGGAAGCCAATGGATGGCAGCCGTACAAGCTCGTGAAGCAGAACGGACAGTGGGCCGAGGGCGAGATGGATCCTGCCAAGCCTGCGTACACCATGTACACGGGCAAGGAGTCAGCTGAGGAGCGCGAACTGACCCGCCAGATCTTCAACAATAAATTTGAATCCTCCTTTCCCGGGGCCTTGAAGACGAGTGTGCAGGCTCGCGGCAAGAAGATTCTGTGTTTGCTGATGGCCTCCAGTTCAGGCGCTGAGGGTATCACGTTGGCCAATGTCCGCCATGTGCACATTCTCGAGCCTCACTGGACACCTGCTCGTCACGACCAGGTCATCGGACGCGCCATTCGTATTTGCTCCCACGCAACGCTCCCCGCAGAGGAGAGGACAGTGCGTATTAGCTTCTATGTGTCTGTCTTCACAGATGAACAGTCCAAGTCCAACGAGTTTCCGAACATTACTCCGATTCGTCGCGCAGACACGACCATGAAACGCTACGAGGGTGGAGGACCTGTCGAGACCTTCATGTCGGCCGACGAGTACCTGTACGAGATTGCGTTTGAGAAGAACCAGATCAACCAAAAGATCGGCCTGCTGCTCAAGCAATCAGCGGTGGACTGCGAAATTCACCGCAAGCTCCATTCCAAAGAAAAGCCAGTGATTTCCTGCATGCGCTTCGACAGCACCATCACAGGCGAGGATCTGGCCTTCAAGCCGTCTGTCAAGTCAGAGGATCTGGATTCCACCTACCTCCGCAACATGGAGCGCAAGACACGCCGTCTGCAGAAGGTGGTGATCAAGGGAATCCTGTTTCTGATTGATCCACTGACAACGGAGGTCTTTGATGGCGTGGCATTCGAAGATAACAACCGCCTGATTCCCGTGGGTCGCAAGATCTCCGACACTCAGATCCGCTGGGTCCTGGAGGGCAAGCCGACTTACGAGGCCCGGTGAAGGTCCTCGAGCCAATCGTCGCATACCTTGCTCCAGCTCTTGAACGGATAGGAGCGAATCGCCGCCTTGCGAGAGTCCAGTTTCTCCACAGCATCCAGCATGGCGTCTCCAATGTCCTCGCGACTAAAGGTCGGTGCCGAGAAGCCCAGCGGCATGGACCCCGCAAAGTACTGGAGGCCCGACGCGGGAATGAAGTTCGCCACAGTGGGGTCCAGGAAGGCGGAGTAGCTTCCGACCGTGGTGACCACCTGCGGGGCGCCCGTATACAAGTGCTCGAGCTGGCAGAGACCGAAGCCCTCGCCGTCCGATGTGTTCAGTCCAATGTCGGTGACATTATAGATTTCGTTGATCTGGTTATCCGACAGAGTGTTCGGATGTGCAGTGTCCACGATCATCAGACGCTTGCTGAATGTGTCGACATCCAGCTTCGCAAGTTTCAGCTCGTTAATGTAGATGCGCTGGAGGTCATAAAAGGCGCCCTGCTGGGGATTCATGGCAGTCACGACCATGAGGTACAGGGGCGCATCGGGCTTCTTGGTGAGCATGTGCGCGAAACCCATGATCATCGTGTCAAGACGCTTCCGCTGGCTGTTGCGATTCGCATTCAGGAAGACCACTGCGTCCGTCGGAATCTTGAGCGTCCGACGCAGGGCCATCCGCTGGTCTCGGCTCATACAGGTGAACTCGGATGCATCCAGACCATGCTCAATGACCTTGAGGGTGGGGCTATCGCCGTAGGATGCATAGATCTTGGCCCACTCCTCAGTGAAGCAGTAGATCGTGGTGGCGTGCTTGTTCATGGCATCCACCAGCGGCTGGGCGATACCCGTGTACACCTGGTCGACATAGAGCCACAGCTTGAAGGGAGAGGTCGCCTTGTCGTACTTCATTGCCTCGAGGAACTTGCAGATGATTAGCGGGTCATTGTAGATCATAACCACATCGGGCCGAACCATCTCCAGGTACTCGTTGATCTTGTTGAACCCGAATCCCTCCTCGCGCGGATCCTCGTTGGCAGCTGCGTCGTATCCCGTAACAGAGTCTGGAAGCTTGCGGATGTTCTTGCGCTCGGGATGACGCTGGAACCCAAAGTGGAACGTCTTGACCTTGGGGGCAATCGACGCCACCTGACGAAGGAGATTGTACGCCACCTTGGAGTACCCAGTGGTCTGGTCGACGTGTGTGCTCACGAGAACAAAGCGCATTATGTAATTCTCTCGGCTGTGTATAAATAGTATGCAGGTCAACTCTGCCCAGGATTACCTGACGTCCGTAAAACGCCAGATCATTGGCAACACATATGCAAGTGATCCCCCCGTCAAGGCGAAGAACAAGTCTGGGTACAACTACACGATTCTTCAGGCCAATCGGGCAACGGTCTACAACAAGTTTGTCTCGGCCGCGTGTCGTGGAAATCAGACATGTAGCGGATTGGGCAAGTCCTTCACATCTTCATGCTGCGTGTCGAGTGGAAGTGTTCTGTATTAAACAATGATGTTCCGTAACTACAAATGCCTGGTGCACTCCTCCAGTTAGTGGGGGTTGGGGCTCAGAACGAGTTGGTGAATGGCAACCCGTCCATGACCCACTTTCGCAACACATACAAACGCCACACGAACTTTGCCATGGAGCATATTCGCGTGGACTTTGGAACTGCCAATCTCAACTTTGACTTTTCTCAGCCTCGCAAGCTGTCTGCGCGCATCGATCGGTATGCTCAGCTGCTCAACGATGTGTACCTGGTGATTACTCTCCCCGACATTTGGTCTCCGCTGGTTCCCGTGACGACTCCGCCGACAGGCTACGACAGCCGATGCAGCGCCATTGGATACGAGTTCGAGTGGATTCGCAATATCGGGTACAACTTGATCGACAATATCGAGCTTACCATGAATGGACAGCGGATCCAGACAATGTCGGGTGAGTGGATGAAGCTGTATTCCTACATGACCTTTGACGCGACGAAGCGCTCGACCGTCGACAAGATGACAGGAAATGTCACCGAGCTCTATGACCCTTCGAATGCCTACGATCGGCAGGGACAGTATCCCCACGCAGTGTCGTACGCAACCCCAGCCCAGGACATTTCGGGTAATACCATCTTCCCGGGCAGCTCTGTTCCCGAACCGTCAATTCGGTCCAGGCAGTTGATCATCCCCCTTCACTTTTGGTTCTGCGAGAGCGCGGGGTCCGCTCTTCCGCTCGTGTCCATGCAGAATACGGAGGTGTACATTAATGTCACTCTGCGTCCTCTGAAGTTTCTGTACACGGTGATCGATGTGGCTCCCACGTCGTCAACCTATGGCCAGCGCGTTCGTCCCGATGTGTTTCCCATGAGCCTGTTTCTGACGCCATCCCTGCCGAATGGTGCCCCCACGAACCCTGGCGTGACGACCTTCTTCCCCGACCCGTACCTGGAGTGCAACTTCTTCTACCTGACGGAGATGGAGATGAACCAATTCGCCACGGCGGACCAGAGCTACATGTTCAAGGAAATCAGCTACGTAGGCGCCGAGGGCCAGTACGGTCCCAACACGGACTTGCTTCTACCCATGCGAAACTTGGTCACTCGTGTGACGTGGGTCGTTGCTCGTTCAGACAGCATTGCAAGCAACATGTGGGACAATTACACGAACTGGCCGAACCCCGACCGAGCTCCGTGGACCGTGAACACAACGGATGTGGCCACGAGCCTGTATGCGTCGGGCCAGAACCAGGTGAGCTCAGTGTTTCCTCGGGACAGTGTGGTGGATGGAGTCATTCTGTTTGATGGCAATGAGCGTCTGCAGGTCAAGCCAGGCGACTACTACTCGCTGCTCGAGACCTACCGATTTGCGTCTGGAACAACCGCTCTCAAGCTTCCAGGCGTCTACATGTATTCCTTTGGCCTCGACAACAACGAGTACCAACCGTCGGGTGCGGCGAACGGAAGCACGATTAACAAGGCGGTGTTGCGGTTGACCCTTCTCCAGCCCCTGCCAGCCCCGAACCAGCCAGATGCTCCAACGACAACCATTGTGTGCATTCTCAAGTCCACTGCACTGAGCACGAATCCGCTGGTTATCCCTCCAGCGCTGGTTGGACTGTACACGCCCGACCAGCTCGTGACAGTCGTTCAGAATGCCACCACGGGTGGAAACTCGACTGTCGTGTTTCAGTACACCTACACTGTTGGTGCCTATGTGGAATCCTACAACTACTTGCGTGTCGTGAGCGGTCTTGCCAATCTTGTGTTTGCTTCTTAACAATATGAGTAACCCACCGCCGCCTGTCAAGGTCAATCCGTACCAAGTGCGGACGGCCCCGAAGGAGGATGAACCCGTGACCTCCCAGTCCTTTGTGGTTCCGACGATTCCCACTGCCCCGTCCTACAACTTTCCGAGTCCCCCAGATCCAGGGCTTCGGATTGTGAGTGCCAAGTTCACATATGGCAAACAGACATTCGACATCATCAAGTATCTGAACGCGAATCGGTATGGGGGATATGTGGAGTACCCCGTCAAGAAACTCATGAACGACCTGCGAGACGACGGCCTTCTCACGGAACCCGACGATCCAGTCTCCATTCAGGTGAGCCCACCTGTCGCGGCGATTCAATGGATTGATCCCGATGGATACCACACAAGGAGTTTTACCGCGGACCAGATCATCATCCTCGGCAAACTGTCTGCGTGGGGTCTGTTGATGAAGAAGCCCAGTGAACTCAGTTGGAAGGCCGCCCTCGCCGCGGGCACACTCCAGTTTTGGCTGACCGTGATTGTCTTTTGGATCTTGATGATTGTCTGGGCGTACCAGATCTGGAACCACATTCTGATCTCTGGACTCACTCCAAGTAATGTAACGGAGAAGAGGTTCGGTGCGTATGGAGTCATCTTTGCAACGGCCGCGAGTATGGTGGGTCAGTTCGGACCAACCAAGTATGTCATGGCATTCCTCGCCGCCCTGGCCCCCGTGTGGTCCTTTGCCATTCAATTCACCTTTTGGTACTTTGTCGAGAGCCAGCTGCCAAAGGGCAACGAGATGGTAGAGAATGGGCAGGTGCCTGGAACAGGAAAGGGGTCGATCAACTTTTCCGAAGGGTTCTCTGGGTTGAGGGATAGGTTTTTCGCGCCTAAACCATAATGATCGACGGCATATGGTTCGTCGCAGGCGTGACCTTTGGGTTGCTGTTGTCCACGATTGTCATTCCTCCCAAGCGCACAGTGTCCAAGGTTCCCGATCCCGCCGACGGACAGATGGTCTATCACACGGATACAGGGTGTGTCCGTGTGGAAGCCACGGAGGTTCCATGCACATCCGAGACAGATTCCTTCAACCTTCTTGCCTCTCTTAAGAAGTAATGGTGCTCAACATCACTGCCGCAATCGATCGTGCTCGGCCCTTCTTTTCGTTCATCATTGGTCTCGGGTTAGCCGCGCTGCTGTTTCATCGCGACTTCACGACACAGCACACACTTGCCTTGCCACTGGACGACATCAAGACCAAGACGAATCGAATCGACGGAAAGTGCTATCGCTACCGCGTGGAAGATGCGACATGCGAAAAGATGCCTTGAGTATAAACAATGGACAGTGACTCCACCTCTTTGGACGCCTTGCTCCCCTCTCCGCAGGGCAACCAGTCGGCGCCGCCTCTGATCCCGATGCCGTCCACCGAGCAGACGACACAGGGCTCGATGGTGCCGTCCTTCAAGCCGTCGCTGCCAGCCATGGGATTCATGTTCCGCAACCTCAAGCTGTATTTCTGCTTCTTTGTCGCCGCGGCGATTGTTTCCATGTCGACGCCTCGCAACATGCTCCTCCAGTACCTGCCAGCCATGTACACGAGTGGCGGCGTGGTGTCGTGGCAGGGTGCGGGCGTCCTGGGCGCCGCCGCCGTGGTGATTGCCCACCTGCTCTCCGTGTTTCTCGGTAGTTTGGGGATTTAAGACACGCAACACTTCATAAGGAATGAGTGACACCCCTGCGTGGGTGTATCCCAACATTTGCTTGGGTGCGGGTGCGTCACTGACCCCGTTTTTCGTGAATACGCATCGGGTGACACATGTCATCAATTGCGCCTTCTCTGACGACTCGCCTGCGTGGTTCCGCCGTCTGTATCCGAGCCGGTACGCTCAGCTGGACGCCTACGACTCTGTGCAGGTCAAGATTCTCGACTGGTATCCACAGTTCGAAGCGGCCATGCGTGCGTTCCTGCGTGCCCCGAACGCCATTGTGTTTGTTCACTGCCAGGCAGGTATCAATCGTTCAGCCTTTCTGCTGCTGTACTACATGTGTAAGAACTTCGGATTGGACTTTGCCACCCTGTTGTCTGCCGTTCGCAAGCAGAGGCCCCAGATTTGTTCAAACCCCGCTTTTATGAAGGAAGTCACGGAGGCACTGAAGAACCCATCTACATAGACAACCACAAGTTCAGTATGGATGTATTCAAGGTGAGGCGGATACGGGAAACGGGATCGGCGTCCATCGGGACGCTCGATTCGGTTCACCAAGATATTGTCCAGGGATTGCGCGAGACACAATCAAAAGCGGAGGCCATGGCGGAGTTGGCCCAGTTGAAAGAGCGGATTCAAGCCGTTCGCGCGTCCAACGAGATTGGAGATGTGATTCAGTGTTCCCAGTGGGAAGCACGCGTCAAGGAGTTGGAGCAAGAGGCGGTCCAGTCAGACCCTATACAGGAGTACTACTTGAAAAACATGGACATTCTGATGGGCTACTACAATCGAGAGTCGGGGGGCACCTCGGCCACGACGGTTGCGCCCAAGGATGCCAATACCTTCTTGAAGTACTTTGCCACTGCCGCCTCCACCGACACGGGAATCACGCGCAAGCAGATGTTCGATGAGTATGTGGCTCGCATGAAGCTGGGCGCAGTTCCCGAAGCCACACAGCAGCAGACGGAACACTGTGCGCAGTGCAATGTGGCCCGCGAGGAAATCAGCTCGGAGGGTATTCTGGTGTGCCCGAAGTGTGGGTCGGAGGAGTATTCGTTGGTGGTGTCGGACTTCCAGTCGTTCCGTGATCCGCCGAAGGAGCGGAACAATTACGCGTATAAGAAGATCAATCACCTGAACGAGATCCTGAACCAGTTTCAGGCCAAGGAGTCCACCATGATTCCCGAGGAGGTGATGAACGAGGTGGTGCTGGAAATCCGTAAACGTCGCATCGACAATATTGCCGATCTGACGGAGAAGGAGATTAGGGAGATCCTGAAGAAGTTGGGACGGTCCAAGTACTACGAGCACGCGGCCCACATTTTGTCAAGGTTGAACGGCAATCCGCCGCCCACCATCACGCCCGAGATTGAGGAGAAGATACGTGCCATGTTCCAGGAGATTCAGGCGCCCTTTTTGCTGTATTGCCCGAACGACCGCACGAACTTCCTGTCGTACTCGTACATCCTGTACAAGTTCTTTGAGCTGCTGGACTTGGATGAGTACAAGGTGTACTTCCCGCTGCTCAAGTCGCGGGACCGGTTAATCGCGCACGATCACATATGGGAGCGCATATGTACATATTTGTCTTGGCAATTCATCCGTTCTGTCTAACGAAGCAGTGAAAACACCATGGGGTCCGTGGTGACCACCTCGTCGCCTGGGTGAGACCAATTGAACATGTCACCCGGTTCAATGAACATGTCGTGCACAATGTTGTTGGCCTTGCAGAACTGAGCAAAGAATGACTCGGAATTGAAGGGGTAGAGACCTCCTGAATCCCAAGATCCATAGGTGAAGAGCATGGGACCCAAGAGTGCAAAGACATCGCGACGGGCCACCCAGAACTGCTCCTGTCCGAACGTCACAACGTTGTTGTCCCGCAGTGTCACCTCCGCCGCGCCTGTTTGGCGAGTACGAATCCGCTCGCTGCCAAAGTAGGGCAACGACAGGTCCAGTTTCTCTGTGAGAATCGAGTCGGTGCGGCACCTGACGACAATGTCAAACCGCATATTGTTGGCGCGCTCGTAGTCCAGAATCATCTGCCACGCCTTCCACACCTGGTAGTACTGGATCACGGTTCCGCTGCTGTGGAGGTACCCCATGTTCCACCCCTCGCCCGACCTCCCAAAAGCCTCGGATGTGATGGCTGGACGGTTACATGTGTCGAGGAAGTACATGAATGCATTGAACTCTGCGTCGCGCAAGGAGGGAAGAATCAATGATCCACCGTACTGAGCACCTTGGAAGTAGGAGGCGGTGACTGCTGAGTTCCCTGACTCACAAGCCAAGAACATGACAGCGTCATTGGGGAGAAGAAGGTTCTGCTTGAGAAGACCAGCTGTGCGCCGTAGACCCCGCTCTTGGCCGTTCACAATAACTGCGATGGGCATTGTGTAGGACAAAGGAACAAAACGTGGAGTATTAACAATGCCCGATGCAAGCTTGTCGCCCACACAGGGCATGATTGCCCTTGGAATGATTTGCACAACATTGATTGTGCTGGCGGGTGTTGGGGTTTATCAACTCTCTCGTGCGCCCCCCGAAGCGATCGGGCAGGCCTTGGTGATTGGAGCTACGGGGTCGGCGGCATCGGGTGTGATTCGTGCGGCGGAGGGTGCGCCCCAGGGCGGCCGTCGGCGTCGCCACAAGACCCCGCGGAAGCACCGTAGTCGGCGTCGCCACTAGGCTGTATCCGTGTAGGCAAAGAGCGTCAGAGCCACCAGACTCATAGCCACGGCGATCCATCGGGCGCCATGGATCTTTTCGCCGAACCAGAAGACTCCTATCAGAGTGACCATGATGTCACTGGACAGGTTCCACACCAAGTTGACGACTGCGAGGCCTTCGCCCGTGACCCTCATGGCTTGCAAAAAGAGAAAAGGCTCGAGTGCATACACCAAGGTCGCAAACGGCAGACCTGTGCGGATGGGCCACGAACCTGTGCCCACCTGTTTAACCGTGGACATCATCACCAAGTCAAGTCCCGCCATTACCACGCCAAACGCGACAGGAATCACCGAGAAGCCCATTGTTCTTCTCAAGAGTATATAAAATGCCTGGAGAGACTGATGCCACCAAGGGAGTGTCGAATGAGGTGATCGTGGACTACTTTTACATCATGTTCTGGATCGTGGGTCTGGCCACAGGTTTGGTGTTGATCTTGGAGCTGTACGGCATTGCCCTCGCCCCGAAGCGTGGCTTTGCGGTGATGCTGGCCTCGGCTCCTACGCTCATCCTGACCTTCCTGAACGCGGCGTTCCTGTACATCCTGTCCGTGCGCGCCCTGAAGTAGACTCCATATGGGTCTTGGCGAGTTACACATATCAATACTACCATTCGCAATGCATTGGGTATACGTTCTCCTGTCCGACGATGGAGACATATACGTAGGCGAGACAACCCGACTTTTCAGGCGTTGGAACGAACACCAGACAGGTCGCGGAGGTGCTAATACTTCGGCAGGTGACTATAACACTGTGATTGGACTATATAAGGTCTCGTCAAATCGTTCTTTTCGGAGATACCTTGATGACATATCGGTGTGGAGAGTCGAACGACACTGGGACGACGATGTAGACAAATACGACGCTCTATCAATAGAAAACCTTATAACCGAACGTTATTTGGTTGAACGTGGTATTACGAAGCAGGACATAAAGGGTGGGCGTTACACTATCGAAAGTAGGTGTGAGAATTTCTGCTTCGGAGGCGGCGCGGCTGCATACGAGAAGGATAGACCCCTCTGCAAATGTGGGTATCCATGTGAAGTGAACCTGAAGAAGGATACCACCAAGATTTACTTTACGTGTCCTGTGCCGACTTGGGTAGAAGGATATGAAACACCAGAAAAGTGCAATTTCTGGGAGGAGTATGAACCATACCGCACGACAAAGCTTACACTTGAAGCAATGCGCAGTGCATTCTGGGTTCGCAACATCCCAGAGTGGGGCAATCTCCCGTGTCTGAAATGCAAAAGTGAGCAAAACGAAGTCCTCTGGAGGCTTGGTGTCAGACATCGTATATGTAACAAGTGCTTCCAGAAACACTATGACACATTAAAGAAGGAGTACGAGAACAAGACCCGCAACTTATCTGATGTATTCGCAGACTGCGACGATTAGACCACATCCTTCGGGTCGAGACGGGCCGAGAATGCGAACAGCCAGAGTCCAGCCTGTGCGCACTTGTCCCTGACCTTGTCCGACAACTTTGCATCGATCGCCTTGTGAGACAAACGCATGTTCAGGTTATCCAGGCGGCGCATCATCTCGTCTACGGAGATCTTGTGCTCCCTGGTGATGGCGACAAAGTCGTCGAGAAGGCTGTCGCTGTTGAAGTTGGGTCGCTGTGGGCGACCACTCGTGACCTTGAGGGGCTTGTACTTCTCGCAGAAGGCCTTGCGGGCAGCAAGGATTGAATCCATATCTGCCATTGGCTCGTCCGTCACATAGAGCTCGGGAACCGACACTGCCTTGTTCAGCCGCAGAAACTCAGCCTTCACCTGTTCATGCGTTGCGTCCCACATGATGTCCACGAGAATCGGCGCAATCTCTGTGATTCCAACCAATGCCTCTCGGCGGTGGTTGGACTCGTAGCAGTACAGCTTCTTGTTGATGCAGGCTAAGTACATCATCCCGTCAAGGCGCCCGGACTGCTTCACGAAGGCGTGAATCTCGGCCACGCGCTCTGCGTCAGGCGGTCGGTTGTGCTTCCACCGCTCAATGCCCAAGTCGTTGAAGATGTGAAGAGGAACCCAGTAGACATAGTGACTGCCATGGTCGCCGCCTGCGACGTTGTTGTCGGCGAGATACTTCTGAATGTGTGCCATGTTAAAAGAGCTGTGGTTGCCTGTAGGGGAATCCGTTTTTACTGGGCGATCGGCAGCTCGTGAATCTCGAAGAAGTTCTCCTTCTCGAGGTACAACAAGACCACGTTCTTCTCTATCGTGGCTTCGGCAAGGCATTCCATCCACAGTGTATCCGCGCAGCCCCCGTTGTATTTCACGAACTCTTCTAGAAACGGCATCCATCTCGCCTTGATTGCGTCTGTTGCGTCCTTGAGGGTCTTGTAGGTTGTAGGGAAGATGGTTCGGCTGCACTCGCAGGTCGCTTCGAGGACAATGAAGATAGATGCCATGGTGACTGCAAAAGGGGTTTGTGTTGGGATGAAGGAATCCGTTTTCAGCGGTACGCGGGTTGAAGGTGGGGGTTCTTGGGCATACCATTGACAATGAATGGGTTGGGTGCAGTGGGTGGCGGTGGAGGTGGTGGAGGTTGTGTTCGGACTTGCTCTTGTTCATACTCCATGCAGCCACATGTGTTGAAGAACCAGTACCATCCGCATCCTTGTCCGATGAGCGAGCAGGCGGCCATGCCGCAGTAGGCGAAGACTTCCATTCTAGACGAAAAGATTTGTTGGTGGGCAGATGGAATCCGTTTTCAGCTTGTCCGCTCCCACTACGTAATGTACGCAATCTTCTGGAACGACAATGTACACATTGGGAACGGCGAGTACATCCTGGACGAGGCGACGCTGCGGGCTTGGCTTGGCCGTCTACGCTTCAAGTATCCCGACATGCAGCACTGGGGGCAGCTGGCAAACGGCGAGCGCTACGCCGAGACCATTCCGATTCCACTAGTGAACGATCGAGCGTTCGCATCTGATATTTGAACGCTCGATGGTAAGCAATGTGGCATGTGGTGCTGATCCCACTCTTACTGGCCGCCAATGCTGTCTTCTTGTATACACTTTTCAATGGAATACCAGAGTTTGACGCGCTGACAGAGGAGACGAAGCAGGAGTTCACAGGGAGGTTGAATGGGATAGCATTCACGCTCTACTGGATGTTCATGGGGGTCTTCTCACCGAACCCAACCGCTCGCCTTGCAGAGTTCGTGGCATACACACTCTATGATATTGGTCACATGATGACCTATAGTTCGAAGGTTGACTACTACCTCCACCATATCACCTTCTTGGTGATCTGTGCAGTCGTTGTATGGGTTTTGGGACCCGCCGAGATGTCTCTTCTCTTAACTGCCTCTTACTTTCTTGAATCCACAAACCCACTTCTCTCCTTGTCGTGGATGCTCAATGTGTTGAAGTATCCGATGGACGATATACACAAAAGTGTTCAGGCCATCACCTTTGTGGTATGGACACTGGTCCGTATGGTCTTCTTCAATTATTGGGGCTACACTACCCTCACAAGTGCACACTTACCATTCTTCGTACCTTGGGTCATACTCAACTGCTACTGGTTTTGGCTGCTGTGCAAGAAGGCCATGAAGTCGGTCACCAGCTCGTCTCCTTCTCCAGCCGCCGCGTCTCCAGATCCGCAGTCGGCGGAGGATACTGGATCCGTTCGCTCCAATCCACGCGAACGGCGTACGTAGGGCTGTGTTCCATGTGTCGAATCTCGGTCGAGACATCGCAGTCAGGGAAGTGCTCCTTGATCCAGGTCAGCATGGTATCAAAGGCCAAACCCAGACTCATCGACTTTGAGGACGCGTAGGTCATGTACCCAGCTTCTGCAGTCCGTCGGATCTCCTTGTAGAACTCTTCGGCCGCGAGCTGGCCCTTCAACTCCTGTGCCCGATGAATGAGGGCCTCCTTCTCGGCGACGGCATTCTTGGCGGCATTCTGAAGTTGAGTGCGGGTGATAGGCTCCATGGTAAAAGGTTTGTGGGTGTGGACGGGCAAATTCATTTTCAACGAATCCACCAGCCCTCGGCGTGCTTGACCTCGTAGCACCTATCTGCCGTGTGGTACAGGCGTCCACAGCGACTGCACCAGTCCTTGGCTTCTGGGTTCTCCTTTGGCGGGCGGCATCCCTTCTCGTGCTGTTCGCAGGCGTAGCGGTTGGGGTAGTCCGACACGCACCATTGGCAGGCCCAGCTCGTGTTCTCGGGCTGCGTACAATCCCCGACCTTGTGCCCCGTTGCGTGGCACTTCACACACGCGTCGGGCGGCGCGTGCATCAGGAACCGAATCGCCTGTTCCTCTTCGTCAGGGATTCGCATCTCCGCGCATCCGTAGTGGCGCACGGAGTCCAGTCCGTGCTTCTTCATCAGGGCAAGCGTGGTATCCAGAACATCCGTGCCGCTCTTGACGGGGCGTGTCTCGACGATGCGCACGGGGTTGTAGGTCTGGATCCACTTGGGGCCGAATCCGCATTCGTAGTAGGCGTAGGTGTGCTCGACATTCTGCGACTTGCCGACAAAGTACTTCCCGCAGGTGAGTTCGAGAATGTAGAGGTGCTCCATGGTGACACGATGGTTTGTCTCTGTCTCCAGAAATCCGTTTTCTACGGGTAATACAATGCAGTTCTACCAGATCTACTTCTTCTTCCTGAAGGTTGTCGTGTTGGCCCAGGTCGTCTTGATGGCGCTCGGGTTTGAAGTCGCCAAGAGCCCGTTGTTTGCCATTGTGGACGCTGTCTTCAAGATTTCGTTGGGACTGTTCCTTGGTATCTACTTCTGGCTCTTCCGTCCGAAGGGCATCAACTGGGAAGATGGGCTCATCATCTCGGTTGGTGGCTTTCTGATTCTGACAGAGATTCGATTCGAGCCGCTACTGAGGCTCTACGATGAACGCGACAAGATCATTTCCACTGTTTTCCATACAACTTCCTAATCGGAATGTGCGACTGCTTGAACACAATCTCATCGACAATCTGAAACGGAGCAGACACAGGAACAAATGCAACTTCGTGATTGTGGATCGTCGTGATCACAGCTGTGTCGGGGCACTCGCGCCCCATGAACCGCAGAGCATCTTGGTAGGTCTTGATCCCCTTCAGCTGGCTTTTCTTCACTGTCTTTGTCCCGATCGTCACCATGGGCTTGTCTTCGAACCCGAAGCAGTTGCCCATTGTCACTTGGCCCAGCTAACTTTAAAGCAGTTTGTCCACCACCACCGTGTGACCATGCAATTGGGAAAGTTGCCAACAAGAGCCGCCTTGGC